CTTTGTTTGGTGCTTTCTTCAAACCGCCTACGGACATACCCTTCTTTTTCATGCCCCCAACGGCCATACCTTTTTTCTTCATACCACCGACAGCCATGCCTTTCTTTTTCATTTTAGCACCACCGACAGCCATACCCTTCTTCTTCATTTTAGCACCGCCTACTGCCATGCCTTTTTTCTTTTTAGACACACCGCCATCTTTCATGCCCATGCCTTTCATGTCTTTCTTTTTCTTCATGCCACCTACGGCCATTCCCTTTTTCTTTTTCATTTTTATTCCTCACTATATAAATTGTTAAAGACTCGTTGCGTATCCCATACATAGTCTACGTTTTCTTTCGAGTTATATATATGTTGGTTTGGTCTAAAGTCAGGAGCACCTTGACCTGTTTCAAACCATGCAGGGTGAGTTACTCTCACTCTATTATTGGGTAACGCAACTATGTTACCTGTGTACTCACCTGCATCTAACAACTCCAGTACGTGTGACTGTTTGTGTTGTGCAGGATCATCAGCTACTTCATTATCTGTGTAGTCAACAGTGAAGTAATACTTTGCAGGATAGAACTCACCATCTACTTTTGCTATCCAAGGGGCAGGTGTTGCCCTGTCTAATTTATATACGGAATGTGTATGAGACATACAATCCCAAGGTTGTGCCAGATAGGGTGGTAACTCTTCAGGCCATTCTTCGTATGGCGTGTCAGCTACAAGTGCAGTCAAGGGCATCCTAGCCCACATTGCACCACCGTGTATATTCTCTGAATCATCTATGTCTGATTCAAATCCAGTAAATAAAACTTGAAAGCTTAACGTTCTGTTTGGCATGGTGGTTACACCTATGACCATACAATGTAAAAACTCTCCGTGATATTCTTCTAAGTTCTTAGTGTATTCTCTACGTACCCATGCTTTAAAGTACGGTATGCTGCTAGTAAGATAGGGCATTACTTTCCTTTCGGTTTTTTACCTCTCTTCTTCATACTAACAGCTATTGCAGCCTGTTGTCTAGGACTTTTAGCAACACCACCTTTGTTGGCTCTAAATCTCCTAGTTTTCTTTGCGACTTCTTTAGGTTGAGATACATGCTGCTTACCTGACGCCTTGCCTTTTCGTTTAGCTCTGGTTGTAGCTGCATACTCACTGCTGCTAAGAGACTTAATAGCCTTAGCAGGGAGGTAACGTTCACCAGTAGCATTAGGACCTTGCGTAGAGGGTTTACCACTTTTGGTCCTCCACTTCTGGTCACCCCACTTCTTTAATGACTTTTGAGGCGCTCTCATTTTTTATTTGTACTTTTTTTAAGCATACCTTTTAAGGTCTTTGCCTGAGCAGCGTGAAGCTTAGAGGCTTTGTTCAAACCCTTAGCAACTTTTTTTACTTTTGTTTTATTTGATTTACTTAATGCCATCTAGCAACAATCACAATCTGGGTGGCACTTACGATTGATAATCGCACACCACAATCTCTTTAGGTATCTTCTCATGTTTTGTATCCTCCACCTTTGGCTTTATACTGCTTGGCAAGCATCTGCGCTTTACGTGCTGACCATTGTCCAGGGCTTCCACCTTTACCACCTGCTTTGATGCTGTTAAATAAGTTCTTACGCATTGTCGGTTTGGTGTAGTTACCAGCAGCATTAACTTTACTCTTTGCTTTCTTTACCATGCTCTACAACTCCAATATCTTGCAGTAAACTTGTCAGTTGCTGTATCACAATTGTGTCTAGCCCTGAAGCTCTTACGTGCAGCAGGGTTATCTTTACGGATAGCCATCTTAGGGTCACCGAAGCGTACAACTTTTACTTCAGTACCTTTCTTAGCTAAAACTGCTGAAGCCTTAGCTTCACCTCTCAAGCTTTTAGGTTTGTTGTATCCCGGGTATATCTCACCCCTGTACTTTAACTTTCCACTGGGGAGTCGCTCTACATCCTTAGTCGTTGCCATACTATTTCCTTGGGTCTAGCATTTCCATGTGGTCACGGTTCATAAACTTCAAACTGTTTTCCATTAAAGCCATACGTTGTTGTAAGGCAGTGATAGCCCCTATTGTTTTAGTTAGGCTTTCTGTTTCTTCCCACAGTTCTTCTATCTCAGCGAATGCACCATCGATGTAATCCATGTTCTCTAGCACATCACGCTTGAGATTCACACTATCTTCTACAGCCATCTTACTAGCAAACTGTGATACAGTCTCTTCGAGGCTAGTTATAGTAGCAGCTTGTTGTGATACCCACCACACGCCACCTGCCAGTTGTGCACCCATCGCTACTACAAGTGCTATAGGTAGTTTCATGTTATCCATACTCACGTTCCCTGTCTGGATCTAGTACCTCATATCTAGTAAGCATACCTTCAAGATACATGGCACGTTCTACATGGTCCAGTGTATACCACTCACCAGTACGATTATATATTGCTTCTCTTACGTAAAACACATCCGACTTTGGAATGTGTACCTTCCGTATAGCACGAGCATCATTATTAGCTAATGCATCGTAGAAGTCGTGTAGTACATCTTCGGATGCATATAGTTTTACGCCTTTGTTTCGCATTGTCAAGAAAAACTTTACATAAACTACAACAAATACGTGTGTAGACTACCAGGCCTAAGTACAAACTACATAGAGGGAGGAGGAGACACTGTGGTTTAAACTTACACAGATAATCTACACACGTAGTTACAACAAGTTGTATAGTTATTATATTGATTGTAACTAATGTAAGTGTAGCATTAATGTTTTAAGAGTGTCAATAACTTTTCTTATCGTTACTAGTATAGGGAAGTAGATACCCCTATGTTATACATTTAATGTTTAGATGATTTATGTTTAATTACTTTTATAATGTTTTAACATTAATGTTTAACATGCCCCCTTACCCCCATAGTTATAGCCACAGTCAAGGGTCTGTCAACAAGTTACGTTGCGTCACCCAGTGAAAAAACCTCGTGTGTGTATTTGTACATATACGTATAACGTAGTACCCCACCGTGGCCCTCGCCCTACCCACCTTGATTCTGTTAAGTCTTTGATATTATTGCATATTTATTATTGGTTCTTACTAGGCATAAATATTTATTGTTATTCTATCTAGTAATATAGCATGTAAACTATTGTTTTTACTGTGTTTTACTACTGATATAGCTTCAATAGTTGTACCGTGATCACAAAAAAGCATACCCCCATCAAGTTTGTGGTCACAAATACAACAGACATGCATGGTCACACATACCTTTTGTGATCACAAATAAGGACAAGCATACTATCTGCACACAATCTGCAAATTCTTTTTGTTTAATATCAATAGCTTAACAACAATCTGCACACAATCTGCAAAAAACCTATTGCAATTCAAAAGATGTTCGGGTTAATGTAGATACATCGAAAGCGACAAGTTAGCTTGAGAGTAAGTTTAAAAACTCTTGATCCTCATACTAACAGAGTCCTTAGACAGATACGGTGAAATGCCCTATCAAATAACTAAATGACTAACAGACTAAACGACTACAAACAAACTAACTAGAAAGAACAACAAACAGACTAACGATTATAGAATAACTTAAGACAGCTAGTATGCCTGATAGTATACTCGTGATGAACGTATGTTGCCGATTTTGCTTAATTGCATGGGCTAACCTGCAAGGCCAGGACTGGTATATTTATGCCTGGCTATAGGGTGCTCTTAAAGGGTGGATACTATGCACAGTACACAGATGTGCACACGTTAGAGCTAACAGATTGTGACTATTCGGTTACACCCTGAGCTAAGATAGGCCAACCTATCCTTATGCTCTTGACGTATGGGTTCAGGGTGTGACTTACTAAATCTGTTGTTACATATGGGTACATCTAAAAAACCTCCCAATTAGGTGTACCTTTATGTACTAACAGGAGGAAACACAATGTACAAAATAGAAAAAAATATTGAAATGCCTAATCCTATTTGGGGTGGTGTATCTAGCCATAAATATCCTTTTACAGATATGGATGTAGGAGATAGCTTTGCTGTTACTGTTGATCCAACTACAAAGCTTAATTACAAACAGGTAGCTAGTAGGCTTACATCAGCTATACAAAGTCATAAAAAACGAGAACCAGAAAAACTTTTTGCTATCCGCACAATAAAAGACAAAAAGTCTGTGCGTATATGGAGAACAAAATAAGATGACATACAAACTATTAGGAGTTGGCACTAATGCCAAAACAATCAAAGGTGATGGAAGTGAATACCTAACAGCTATCCTATATATGACACCTTGGAAAGTTATGGTTGAGGGTAAAGCTTTCAACTCTTGCCCTATGGCTGAACAAGCAAACTGTATTGACGCTTGTTTGTACACAGCAGGGCGTGGTGCGTTCAACAATGTGCAAGCTGCACGAATGCGTAAGACTGAATGGTACTATCGTGATAGGGAAAGCTTTATGCGTCAACTACACACGGACATTACCAAGTTTCAAGCTTACTGTGACAAACGTGGCATTCAGCCATGTGTTAGGTTGAACGGTACGACAGACATTAGGTGGGAGACAGTCAAGCTAGATGGTAAAAATATCTTTGAGTTATTCCCATCTGTGCAATTCTACGACTACACCAAGATTTCTAACAGAAAGACTAAGGACATATTCAACTATCACTTAACGTGGTCTTACTCAGGTGCGAATGTCCAGTATGCTGACAAGCTACAAGATGCACTCGACAACGGTATGAATGCGGCTGTGGTGTTCCGTAAGGAATACAAGCTACCACAGTGGCGTGGCATAAATGTGACAGACGGAGACAAAGATGACTTACGCTTTCTTGACCCTAGCAATTCCATTGTGGCATTGTACGCAAAGGGTAAAGCCAAGAAAGATACAACAGGATTTGTAGTAGACATATAAGGAGGAATTACAAATGACTAACTTTACAAAACCACAACTAAAAACAATACGAGCAGCAATGCAATCAGCATTAGAGCGATTGGATTATGAGGGTATGACATTCAATGTAGCTAACTGTACCTACAATGGTGGAGAGGCTACATACAAAGTAAATGTATTGCTTGATGGAGCAGAAACGAAAGAACAGAAAGACTTGACACAGATGGCTAAACTAATGGGTTTGGATACGTCTAAGATACACGACTATCAAGGTATGTCTTTCAGTTTGGTAGGCTACAAGAGTAAAGCACGTAAGATGCCTTGGATTGTGCAAGACCTAAAGACAGGCATAGAGTACAAGCTTACTGACGCACAGGCAGAGGAAGGGTTCAAGCATGAAAGAGTATAACTTCACATTAGCAAACGCTGTTGAGATTTGTGAACAGACAGTGATGTCCGACATCGATGAAGAAACGGCAGCGTGGCAATACTTGATAGACACAGGTGTTGTGTGGCAATTGCAAGGGTGGTTTGGACGTACAGCTAAACGACTAATTGACGAGGGGTATTGCACGTACACAGATAGAGCAGACGAGAGGAGACAAACATGAACGTATTAAGTCTATTTGATGGTATGTCTTGTGGGCAGATTGCATTAGATCAGCTAGGCATACCAGTTAACAAATATTATGCAGCTGAGATTGACAAGTATGCAATCCAGATTGCCAGGAAAAATTACCCTGACATGGTGCACGTTGGTGATGTTAAATGGGTGACATCCAAACTTCTACCCAAGATTGATTTGCTAATTGGCGGTTCACCTTGTCAGGGATTTTCGTTTGGCGGTAAGGGTTTAAACTTTGATGATCCACGCAGTAAATTATTCTTTGAGTTTGACAGACTGTTAAAAGAACTCAAGCCAAAGTATTTCCTACTTGAGAATGTCAAGATGAAGAGGGAGAGTGAGCAAGTCATTACTGACTATCTAGGTGTAGAACCTGTGGAGATAAACAGCAACCTTGTCTCAGCGCAGAACCGCAAGAGGCTTTACTGGACAAACATTCCCTTTGATGGAGTGCCAGAGGACAAAGGTATCATGCTCAAAGATATACTAGAAGAAGAGACAGCAGAGTTCTATCGTGCAGGTGCTTACTTGCAGGAGAAGCGAAGAGCCAGCGACAAGAACCCTGATATGCTCAACCCTGACTATCGTAGTCAAGCTAATACTATTCACGATGTTGATGGTAAATCAGGCTGTGTTTGTTCGGGTACGCATGGCTACGCCATTGGTTATGTGCCTGAGATACGAGATAAATCTAAATGTGTCAGGACAGGAGGGCGTTTGTCTTATGACAGACACGAATGGGATAGCATAGATAATATGCATTGGCGTAAGCTTACTGTGACAGAATGTGAGAGATTACAAACTGTACCTGATGGGTATACCTGTGGCGTAAGTAACACACAACGCTACAAGATGCTAGGCAACGGATGGACAGTAGATGTTATCAAGCATATCTTTGAAGGATTAAAGGAGGAAGCATAATGACTGAACAAGAACTAGAAGACATAATGAATGAAGCATTTGGTAAAACCTTTTGGCGATACCTAGCATACATATGGTCAGGATTAGAGGAGGACTATTGATATGGCAAACAAAGAAGTAAAACTAACACTAACTCGCAATGAGCTAGAAGAAATACTAGAAGTATATCGAAGTATGGATGCAATATGCACAGACTTTAGAGAAATGTTTGACACTGATATTAGTAAAATCCGTAAGTTAGAGGAGATGTCTGTCACATTGAAGAACATGTTTGACTTCAGGCCACCAACAGATAGTGAGGGTGATCCTAATCATTGGAGGCCATACGTTTTACCTGACGATGATAGGGCATGGTTTCACAAAAAGGAGGATGAATAATATGCAACTACAAGATTTATTCTTTAACAGACAGAAGATAGTTAACGTGGCACGTAGCTTCAAACAACTGGAAGTAGATGCTGTGTCTCCGTTCAACACTGAGGAAGAGAGATACCTAGCAGTAGATAAAATCTGTAAAGGCAATACTATTATCAATCAACTAGAGGAGATACTAGAATGAACACGCCTTATAAAAAACAACAGTTTAAAGACATTGTTATATCAGCAGAAGACTTAGACTGTCACACAATAGACACAATTGCTGATGTAATACAAGAACACATAATAGATATAGGTTTAGCAACATCTAAAACTTTGGTAGGTTTTAATTGGCGATTAGATGTGAGGGTAAGTACAAATAATGGAAGTTAGGACATATCATAAGAACGGTAAAGCTGTACAGTTTCTAGGCTACAGTTGCATTGATGCATCCAACGCAGCGAAGGTTGTCATGGGTGAGATAGGTGATGTCGGATATTTTCAGCCACGACTAGGCACAAATGAACACATATACGATTGGGTATACGTCAAAGAAACAACTGATGAAGATTTACAGAGGATGCTAGACAAATGAGACTATACATGAATAAGCAAGGTGAATGGGTAGGAACCCAGGCTGAAGCTAAGAAGATTAAAGCTGACATGGTAGAAGTACCAACGGACAAGCCCAACCTACTCAAGTGGCTTAACACATTCACTGGTGCAATAGATGATGCAGCTAAAGAAGTTATAGACAGCAAGCCAGACCCTAGAACTGTGGCAAGAAAACCACACAAGTATGATTTCTGGGATAATATTAGAGATGTTGCGGAAAACTGTAGCCTTACAGATTTTAATGTGGCATTAGCTGTATTCATGGATAGAGTACATGACATTGCAGATAAACAGAAGGAGACACAGCAATGAATTACAAGACAGCACAAGGTGCAATCATATCAGACGATGGCTACAACAGAGTAGTCAAACAATTAAACTTAGGGTACGGATGGGAAGCTACATTGTATGACAATGACCGACTCGTACTTACACAAGATGCTACAGGTGACACACTGAGCATACCACCAGAGTCTACTAAGACTTTACGAGATATAATAACATCTATTACAGAGGAGAAATAAGATGGCTAGAACTACACAATACACAAAGATACTTAAACACCTTAAAGCAACCAAAGGTTTGACACAACGTGAGGCATTGCTTGACTACAGCATACAGTCATTCACTGCACGTATCGCAGAGCTACGCAGAATGGGGTATGCTATTGATGGTATAAAGAGTAGACACCCAGTGACAGGCCAACGCTACACACGATATGTATGGCGTTCTGCTGAGGATGCAGCATAATGGTTTGGGCATTAATATGGATGCAGCTACTAGTGACATCTCAAACAGTGAAGTATTATCACGTTGAGACATATGCCAGTGAGGAAGAATGCCTTGCGGCAATGAGTGAAGCTGCCATCCTAGTATCAAACAAAAGTGAGACAGTGGCATGTCTAGAGCTACAAGTAGAGTAGTCATTATGAAACGTAAGAAGAAATGGGTAGCGTATGACAAGGATGGGTATGTCATTGTCATATGCAGGAACAAAAGAATAGTAGAAAACTTTGCTAAGAGAGGGAAGAAATAGTGTATTATGCACTAGACATATATAGTAAGACAACAAAGAAGATGTTTGCTTATCATTCAAGTGACAGTCGTAGAGATATATTGTATTTAAAAGATCTGTATGCTAAGAATGAATTTGTTTATATCAAGGAGTGTTTTGGAGAGACAGATGAAGACAAAGAAATTTATAGACAGTCTACCAAATATGGAGATACCTCAGTTGCCAGTTAGTTTACTGCAACACATGGAGGCTATGGGTTTGTTACCTGTGACACATGAGGATGATGGTATTAATAACATCGATGTGCCTTGGAGAAGTGAAACAAATTATTTTAGGAGGGATGTATTGGACGAGAATAATGAACCTTTGTTTTAGTATAATGAGAGGCTTGATAGGGTTTTATCTCTTATCACCATTCATTTATATCTTCTTAATATTTATAGGTGTTATATGACAGATGATGAAGTTGACCCGAAAGATGATCCACATGATGATATTACCGACAGGCTTGGGGATTTACCTAAAACGAATACTGATAGCAATGAGCGTCCTGTTAAACGTAATACTAGGAGGACAAAACAATCAGACGTTCAGCGCAAGAAACCACCAGTGGCAAAAGGAGGGAAGACTTAATATAGTTTATTTGATTGACATGCTGATTGGTGAAGGTCACTGCATGGAATCGTGGGTATATTGGAAAGTGAGGAGAAAGTGGTAGACATACCTAAACATACATCGAAGTTGTCAGCTATTGTAGACTTCTATCTACACAGCAATAACTTTCGTAACTTGAGTGCTAAGTCACAGAAAGACTACGAGACACACTTGGATGTAATACTTAAGACTAACGTAGAGGGTAGGCTCTTAGGTAACTACACAGTACGCAGCATCAAAGCTAGACACACTAACCTGGCTTACGAGAAGTGGCTTGTGTCTGGTGTACGCACAGCTAACTATCGCAAGGCTGTCCTGTCTACGGCATGGAAGTACAGCATGAGGTTAGACGTAATGGACAATGACCCAGTACGTTTGATCAAGACGAAGAGCACTAAGCCACGCAAGGTCAAGTGGACTCGTGATCAAGTAGTATCTTTTCTTGACACAGCATACGGTAACTTCAAGTGGCGTAGCATTGGATTGATTGTACACATGGCATACGAGTGGGCGCAGCGTGTTGGTGACATGCGTACCTTGACTTGGGATAACATTAACTTCAGCGCACAACGTGTTGATTTAACACAAAGTAAACGTGGTGCTGATGTGCACTTGCCGATACCTGATGATCTACTTTCTATGCTCAGACAACAGAGTCAGGACTTTGGATTTCAAGACTATGTAGCACCAAAGACTACACCAGTGGCAGGGGCATACGTTCCATACGCTATTGACCACATCGATGATGCAATCAATGAAGTCAAGGAAGCTGCAAGACTACCAAAGAAACTGACAGCTATGGATCTACGCAGGACTGCAATCACTGAGATGGTGGAGGCAGGTGTTGAGACTCTTGAGTTGATGCAAGTAACAGGGCATGTGAATCCTGAGTCAGTCAAGCCTTACCTTGTCAACACATTTAGTGGCGCAAGTAATGCATTGAATAAGCGGAGGAGCAGAGATGAACAACATTAAGAACTACCTAGAAGCCCTTGATCTAAAAGAGGATTACAGACATAGAGGTGACTGCCCTGTGTGTAGAGGTAAGAACACGTTCACTGCTACACGAGATGGTAGTGCTCTGCTTTACAATTGTTACAAGCTTGACTGTAGAGTTAAAGGTGTTGTGTCATCAGGTATGACAGCCCAAGAGATACAACGTAGGCTTAATCAGTATGAAGAGCCTGAGTCGGAGCATGAGTTATTTACTTGGCCTGAGTATATAGTCAAGCCTACTGTAGAGCATAAGCAGTTTGAGAGATTCATTGGTAGGTGGGGCTTGTATGGTGAAGACTTGATGTATGATGTGATGGACTCACGAGTAGTCTTCCCTATCTATGACAAAGGCAGACTTGTAGGAGCGATAGGTAGGTGTACATCTTATGCAGGGCAAGTTAAATGGAGGCGTTATGACAAAACACCCACTGTATTCACTCGTGTTGTAGGTAAACCCAGTGGTGTGGTGATAGTAGTTGAGGATGTTATTAGTGCTACCGTAGCAGCTAAACTATTTCCTGGGCTAACAGGTTTGGCTATATTGGGTACATCATTCAGTGTATCTAATATGCAACACTTAGATAATTTTTATAAGGTTATTGTAGCATTAGACCCTGACGCTGCATATAAAACACTAGAGTACAAGAGAGAGATAGAGGCTTACACAGGGTTAGAAACTATAGCGTTAAGACTCTATGATGATATTAAATACAAAGTAGATGCAGACATTAAGAAACTAGAGGAGATAGTTTAATGAAAGGTGTAGAACCAAGATACGCAGCAGAGCTAGAAGCAAAGCAAACGTACGAGGCATTTATCAAGTGGGTGAAGGTTACCTTCTACTGGATAATGGCAATGCTAGTGGTACTAGCGTACTTCAACTTCGGAACAGATACTGAAACAGGTAGCCAATACAACGGTGAAGTATATGCACCAAGAAATATAGGAGACAAATAATGCAACCAAAGAATGTACCATGCCATATCCGTATCAAGGTAGAGCCAACGCAAAAGCAGAGAGGCAGGGCTTGCAGGCTACACGGTAAAGACTTCAAGAGTATAGCTGATGCAGCGAGACACTGGAATGTGAACTACTCGTGGGCAGCAGAGCAAGTTAGCAGAGGGCTGAACAAAGAGCACTTCCCTAAGAAGTATAGGAAAAACTATGGCTGAACATTACTGTACAACAAAAGGTTTAGGATGGGCATTCCTAGTTTGTATAATCCTTATACTAGGTGTGCCTGTACTGATGTGGTTAGCCTTAGAGGGTAGCAGTTGGTACGAAAGATTTGACCTAATGAATCCGATGTTCTGATGTGGACGTTAGTATTCATATGGTTGTTCAATGGTGAGCCAGAAGTCAGGAAGATAGGAACGTATGATGATATGTATCAATGTTTCAATAACTATGATATGTTGTACTATTCAATGACACCAGAAAGTAGGGTAGGAGTAAGGCTTACATGCATACAAGGAGATACAAATGGTGAAGACAGCGATAATAGATAAACGTGTACCATTAGGTAAAGTATACGTTGACTTAACAGTAGACGAAGTGTTAGAGGCGTGTAAGAGGTATGCCTCAGATAAAGCTTTTGATAAAGAGTTGGCTAAGGTTTACAACAAGGAGACAAGTTTTGATTGAGAGAGGAGACAAGTATGATGGAACTAGCATTGATCCGCACTATGTTGGACAAAGAGTTCTACGATAACCACAAAGGTATACGCTGTCCAGATAAGATATTCAGTAAGGATGCACGTAAGATCAAGCAGACTCTTGACTACGCTATGGACACATACGGTAAGAACATTACACCCACAGAGTTAGAATCTCTATTCTTTGTTAACAACACCAGTATGACTACAGCTAACAAGCTAGTCTTTAGTGAGTTGTTTCAAAAGGTTGCAAGAGAGAAGCCATTGTCTACAGAGATAGCTGATGATGTGTTGTCTAAGTTATTTCAACAAGTGGTAGGTGAAGAGATTGCTAACCTTGGATTTGATTACGTTAACGGATCACAGTCTAGTCTTGAACCCTTGAGAAATATACTTAGTAATTACCAAGATGATTTCCTACCCAACCTAAAAGTAGAGTGGGATGATACAAGTATCGATACATTATTAAAAGCCAATGACATACAGTCACAATGGAAGTGGAACATACCTACACTTAAACGTAGGACAGAGGGCATAAGTGCAGGACACCTAGTTGTAGTAGGTGCTAGACCTAACACAGGTAAGACTAGCTTTCATGCTAGCACAATAGCTGCACCTGATGGGTTTGCATCACAGGGTGCTAAATGCATGGTGCTGTGTAACGAAGAAAGCTATGAGCGTGTAGGTGCAAGATACCTTAGTGCTGCTACAAGTATGAGCATGGATGAAGTGAAGACTAACATGGCGGTGGCTGCACTACGTTACGATCCAGTGGAGAAGAACGTCTTTATCAAAGACAGCACAGGTAAAGACATGGCATGGGTTGAAGCTATCATCAAGGCATACGAGCCTGACATTGTAGTGCTTGATATGGGTGACAAGTTTGCGTCCAAGACAAGTGACAAGTCAGACATCTATCTCAAGGAAGCAGCCATACATGCACGTAACATATCTAAGGAACACAAGTGTGCAATCATATGGATGTCACAGTTGAGTGCAGCAGCAGAAGGTTTGGTACATCCTGATCAATCAATGCTTGAGGGTAGCCGTACTGGTAAAGCAGCAGAGGCTGATCTAATGATACTCATATCAAAGAACAAAGTAGTAGAGGGGCAAGACGAAGATGAAACAAATCAAAGACATCTTTGTATAGCAAAGAACAAACTCAAGGGTGGATGGCATGGTACTATTCACTGTGAGTTAGATGGAGACAGGAGTCAGTACTTAGCATGAGACTTGTACTAGATGTAGAAAATACAATAACTAAGAGAGACAATAAAAACATACTTGACCCATTCGAGCCTGGACTTGAGCTTGTTCAAGTAGGTGTGCAGAATGTGGATAACGTAGACGAGACACACTTGTTTACACTGAGTCACAAAGAAGATCAAGACGTAGGTGGATCAAGAGCTAGAAACATACAGATCCTACTAGATCATACAACACTATTGATCATGCACAATGCACAGCATGACTTGATGTGGCTATGGGAGTCAGGATTTAAGTATGATGGTGACATCTATGACACGATGTTAGCTGAGTATCTACTGCAACGTGGGCAGAAAGAACCTATAAGTCTTGAGGCTTGTGCTGAACGTAGGAATCTAAACTATCAGAAGCAAGACACTCTCAAAGAGTATTACAAGAAAGGATACAACACCAATGAGATACCTTTACAAGAGCTTCTTTTTTATCTTAGGAGTGACCTCGACATTACTCGTGAGTTGTTCCTTGCCTTGGAACAAGACTACGCCAAGCCAGAAGCAGAGTCCTTACATAATGTCAGAGACATTACCTTCCGCACCTGTAAAGCCCTCACCAGAATGTATATGTCAGGAATCCGTGTGGACAGAACCGCCCTTCAGCAAGTCCGAATAGAGTTTGAGAAAGAGAAAGCTGAGATAGAAGACAGACTGCAGCGCAAGACTCGTGATCTTATGGGTGACACACCTATCAACCTCAACAGTCCTGAGCAAGCATCTCAAGTTATATTCAGTAGACGTATACACAACAAGAAAGAATGGGCTGACTTGTTTGACTACACTGAAACACAACAAGAGTTTAGGGATGCCATAGATGCAAACAGTTCTATTATTAGAAAAACTAAAGCATCCACCTGTACTAACTGTAATGGCGGTGGTAAAGTTTGGAGGACAAGAAAAGATGGTACGCTGTACAAGATACCAAACATATGTAAGAAGTGTGAAGGTAGAGGCTACATTCTAACACAGACAAAACAAGTAGCAGGGCTGTGTTTCTCTGCGCCAAGCAAGAAATGGATAAGCGCAAATGGCTTCAGCACTAGTAAAGGCAATCTTGAAAGTCTTATGGCTACCGCTACAAGCAACGGTATGGAGTCTGCTCTTGATTTTCTTACTGATCTTAAGCGCCTCTCTGCTATCAGCAGTTACCTTAGTAGCTTCGTGGATGGTATCGACATATTCACCAAGCCCAACGGAATCCTTCACGTCAACCTTACCCAAAGTGTTACCAGTACAGGTAGATTCTCTGGACGAAACCCCAACATGCAAAACATGCCAAGAGGAGGAACCTTTCCAGTAAAACGTGTGTTCGTATCACGATGGGAGGGTGGACAAATATGTGAGTGCGACTTTGCTCAATTGGAGTTTAGAGTTGCTGCATTCCTCTCACAGGACAGCACAGCAATGGAGGAGATCAATACAGGATTTGATGTACACTCCTACACGGCAAAGGTTATCAGTGATGCAGGGCAACCTACACAGCGCCAGGCAGCAAAGGAGCATACATTCGCCCCTCTCTTTGGCGCTACTGGATATGGTAGACCAAAGGCTGTAGCTGCATACTACGAACACTTTACACAGAAGTACAAAGGCGTAGCTAAGTGGCACAAGAGATTAGGTGATGAAGCCATGAGGTTTCTAAAGATCACCAATGTAAGTGGCAGACAGTACGCATTCCCTGATGTAACTCGTAGGAGTAATGGTAGTGTGTCACACTTTACTATGATAAAGAATTATCCTGTCCAAGGATTTGCTACAGGTGACATCGTACCTGTGGTACTACTAGAGTTTGAGCGATTGCTTGAGCCTCTACAATCATGCTTAGTCAACACTGTACATGATTCTATGGTGATAGATGTACACCCTGACGAAGTAAAAAAAGTCTTGACTATTGTTGAGACTATCAACTCTAATCTAAACTGTGTTATAAAAGACGCATACGATGTAGAAATGAATGTGCCTCTATTATTAGAAGCCAAAATTGGTAAGAATTGGCTTGACACAATTGATGTTTAGAGTATAACTAACCATCTTTAACTTTCAAGGAAGTGAAAAAAATAAATGAATACAGAACTAGCAATACAAAATGATTTAGGTATGTCTCTCGCAGAGGCAGTAGGTGTAAATCCTCAAAGCGGTGGAGAAAGAAAGAGTTCCATTTTAGCTAGAGTCAACTTGATGCACACAGGTATCATGGGTGAGATTGAAGTTAACGGTAAGCCTATCAAGACTGAGGTTGTACCTGCAGGTGCATACAAGATTACAAGAGGTGAAGATGATGTTGTCTACGCAACTAGTCCTACCATACGTATTTTTGCAATCCGACAGCAGTGGTCAAAGTGGGATGCCAAAGAAGAGATGATGATGAAGACAGTCATGGCTAATGATCTAAAAGGTGACCTCAAAGATAACGTTGGTACATTTAATCTTGGCAGACCATCAGGTTACATTGAAGATTGGGATAGCGTACCTGAGAAGACAAAGGATTTGATTCGTAGCATCAAACGTAAGAAGATTCTCTTTGGTGAGTTTACTGCATCAGGTGTTACTGATGAAGCAGGTAATCCAGTAGATGATATTACTAATATGCCTTTCTCTTTTGAAGTACCACCTTCAAGTATAAAACCTTTAGACTTAACAGTAAATGCACTTGGACGTAAGAACGTATTACCTATTCAGTGCATGTTAAAATTAAGTGCCAATGCAGTTGATTCTAAAACAGGTAATAGCTTTGCCGTTATGAGTCTAGATGTAGGTGACAAGGTAGAGTTACAACCTGAAGATCAAGATACTCTACATAAGTTCTTAGCTTACATTACTACGCAAAATTCTTACATCTTAGAACAGTGGGATGAAAAGAATAAGGAGACTATCTCTGATGATGATGCTGCTATCGTTGCTGAGTTTGTCAACGTAGAAGAGGCAGACTAATGGGTGTAATCAAAGACTTATCGAATACGAGGTATCATTCAATGAGTGGTATCTCTTCTTCGGCAGTCAAGACAGTATATAAAAAATCACTAGCACACTGGAGAGGGCAAAAACAAAAACAATCGTCAGCTTTTAATTTAGGTAGTGCAGTTCATGCATTACTCTTAGAAGAAGATAAAGACCTAGTTGTAAAGGGTCCAAAAACTAAAACATCTAAAGCTTTTAAAGAGCTAGAAAAAGAATTACAGGAAGATCAGATTCTTCTTAGTGAAGCAGAATATTATATGGCACACAAGATGGCTAAGTCTGCTTTGGAAAATAACAAATGTGGTAAAGCACTAAGACACAAAGATAGAGTTAACGAAGTTAGTATTTTTGAAAGATGTCCTAGATCAGGACTAGAATTAAAGACAAGACCAGACCTTATGATAACCGAAGAGGGTGCAGTCTATGATGTTAAAACAACCATAGATGCTTCTCCTTCAGGTTTTTCTAAAGAGTGTTTTAAATACGCATACGATATTCAGGCAGCGTTTTACAAATACGTAATAGAATTAGCAGGTATTGAAGTCAAAGAGTTTTCTTTTATAGCTTGTGAAAAATCTAGTCCTTATGTTTCACACATGCATGTAGTCAGTTCAGACCTGTTGAATAACGCTAAGAAGCGTATGCATGACACACTAGATCAAATAGCTTTCGCTGATCTTTCTTTAGATTATGGAACAGGGTGGGGTAACTACAGCGTTATTGATTTACCTAAATGGCTATAAAATATCGTAGTGGCCTAGAAAAAAATATCGCTTCTTATCTAAGGAAGAAACAAACAAAAGTTAGATATGAAGTGCTCAAGATAGAATGGGAGGATCTACGTTACCGTACTTACACTCCTGATTTTATTTTAGACAATGGTATCATTATTGAGACTAAAGGTATCTTTGATAGTGCCGACAGACGTAAGCATCGTGAGATACAGAGACAGCATCCTGAGCTAGACATACGGTTTGTTTTCAGTAACGCAAACGCCAAGCTATATAAGGGTGCTAAGTCTAGGTATTGTCATTGGTGTGAGCGATATAAGTTTCGGTGGGCTAATCGTGTGATACCTGAAGATTGGCTGAAAGAAAAAGGTAAAGAGATTACAGTTAAGAAGATAGAATTAAAAACAAAAAGGAAAGACTAATGGGTCACGACTTAGACAATGATGAAATAGCAATAGTTATAAGCCCAGTAGACTACAAGGATGATGGTAGTTGGGAGGGTGAAACAAATGTGTCTATAGCAATATCACCTGAGCATAACTTACCTGATCCTATCATCAACGGTATAGTAGATGTAGCAACTATGATGTCAGCATTTTTAGATATAGCAAATGAACATCCAGATATTTATCAGCTAGTCAAAGAGCACAGAGATTATCTTGTAGCTATGGATGCAGAGGATGAAAAACCTGTTGTAACAAGAGAGGGTAATGTATATACACTTAACAAGTGGACAAAGACAAAGGGAAGCGCATGATAGATACAATAACACTAACTGGTGATACAACTTTAGATCATGATCAAGTAAACAATCCAGTACACTACAATCACAGTGGTATAGAATGCATCGAAGCTATAGAAGCAATGACAGAGAATATGTCAGGAGCTACAGCGCCACACGCTGCTAATGTGTTAAAGTATTTGTGGCGGCATGAGTATAAGAATGGATTAGAAGATATAAGAAAAGCAAAATGGTATCTTGACAGACTAGAAAAACGTTGGATGGAGATGCACAAATGATAACAGCAGATGACATAAATGCTTGGAAAGATATGTATGAAATGACATTCGGTGATTATCAGATAGAGGCACGTAAGACTGCCATATATCCTGATGAACACAAGATAGTTTACCCTGCGTTAGGACTCGCAGGTGAAGCAGGTGAAGTAGCCAACAAAGTAAAGAAGATGTTAAGGGATGGAAAGTTTAACAGAGAAGATGTAGCTGCAGAGGTGGGTGACTGCCTGTGGTACATTGCAGCTTTATGTCGTGACCTAAACTTTGACATGGGATATATAGCCAGGTGTAACTTAGATAAACTTCACAGTCGTATGGAGAGAGGAACCATAAAGGGCAGTGGCGATAAGAGATGAAGTTCAACATTAAACTAACAATAGAAATAGACGAGGAAGAACGTATACTACCAATAGTGGCAGAGATGCACGAGGAGGCAGTTACTGAGTTATTCCAAGATATTATTTATGATATTGATGGTGCAGTAATTAGAAAGATAGAGGTGAAGAAACATGAATAACTACTTACCAACCGACTACCAAAGTTTTATACACAAGTCACGTTACGCTAAATACATTGATGGTAAAGGCAGAGAGTCTTGGTCTGAAACTGTAGATCGTTATATGGAAAATGTTGTAGGTAATAAAGTAGATGTAGATACTAAAGATGAATTAATGTTTGCTATACTTAACTTAGAAATCATGCCTAGCATGAGAGCTATGATGACAGCAGGAGCAGCACTTGAGAGAGACAACACTGCAGGATATAACTGTAGCTACTTAACCGTAGATGACCCAAAGTCCTTTGATGAAGCTATGTACATCCTCCTCTGTGGCACTGGTGTCGGATTCAGTGTCGAGAGACAATTCATTAGCAAGCTTCCCGAAGTTCCTGAACTCTTCGAGAGTGATACTACCGTTGTGGTAAAGGACAGCAAGGAGGGGTGGGCTAAAGCGTTCAGACAAGTATTGGCACTCTTGTGGGCAGGAGAGATTCCTCAGTGGGATGTTAGCAGAGTACGCCCTGCAGGTGCAAGGCTAAAAACATTTGGTGGTAGAGCTAGTGGACCTGCGCCTCTTGTGGAGCTATTCAACTTTGCAGTAAAGACATTCAAGGATGCTCAAGGGCGTAAGCTTTCTAGTTTAGAGTGCCATGACCTAATGTGTTTCATTGGTCAGATAGTTGTTGTTGGTGGTGTTAGACGTAGTGCTATGATTAGTTTGTCTAACCTCAGTGATGATAGGATGCGTCACGCTAAGTCAGGGCAGTGGTGGAACGAAGCTGCCCATAGAGCGTTAGCTAATAACAGTGTTTCATATACAGAGAAGCCAGATTCAGAAACGTTTATGCGTGAGTGGTTAGCTTTAGTAGAAAGCAAGTCAGGGGAGAGGGGTATATTTAATCGTGAAGCGTCCAAGAAACAAGCTGAGAAGTATGGAAGACGTGATCCTAACCATGAGTTTGGAACTAACCCATGTAGTGAAATTATACTACGACCAAATCAGTTTTGTAATCTTACTGAAGTGGTGGTTAGGGCTACAGATACTGTGGATGACCTTGAAAGAAAAGTGGAACTCGCTACTATTCTTGGTACAATTCAATCCACATACACCAAGTTTCCATACTTGCGTAAGGTGTGGACAACCAACACAGAAGAGGAGCGTCTGTTGGGTGTGTCACTCACAGGAATAATGGACAACCCTCTTATGACATCAGCAAACAAAGGATTGGAGAAGACTCTTGAGCATTTACGACAAACTGCTGTTCGTACTAATAGTGATTGTGCTAACCGCCTTGGCATTGCACCAAGTGCAGCAATTACCTGTGTCAAGCCAAGCGGAACAGTATCACAATTAGTTGACTCAGCATCTGGTATACATGCACGTCATGCATTACATTACATTAGAACTGTGCGTGGTGACAATAAAGACCCACTTACACAAATGATGAAAGACCAAGGCATACCTAACTCACCTTGTGTGATGAAGCCTGATACCACTACAGTGTTTAGCTTCCCACAGAAGTCACCCAATAAAGCTGTAACTCGTAACGATATGTCAGCCATTGAACAGTTGGAGACATGGCTAACCTATCAAAGACACTGGTGTGAGCATAAACCTTCTGTAACAGTGACAGTTCGTTCTGATGAATGGATGGAAGTAGGTGCATTTGTTTATAAACACTTTGATGAAATGTCAGGTGTATCATTTTTGCCACACTCAGATCACACTTATCAGCAAGCTCCTTATCAAGATTGTACGAAAGATGATTACAAAAAGCTTTCAGCTATAATGCCAAAGTCTATTGACTGGTCCAAGCTTAGTGAGTATGAACAAGAGGATAATACAGTTGCTACGCAGTCTATGGCTTGTACTGGTGGCGTATGTGAAGTGGTGGATATAGGGGCATAATTAATGAAAGTATATACTAGGCCATTCCAAAAAGAAGTTTACGACAAAGTAGACGGACCATCTAAGGAAGCTTTGATTAAGTATTTACAATCAGAAGGACATACAATTGTCAGCAAGAAAGAAGATTACTATGCTGATGTTGTATCAGAAAAAGATGGTGTTACTTACTTTCACGAAGCTGAAAGAAAAGCACAGTGGAAAGAGGAGTGGCCTACGTATTGGTCAGAGATACGAATACCAGGGAGAAAGAGGAGACTTATAGAGAAATACAAAGATCAGTTGGAGAACTTATACTTTTATGTTTTTAACAAACATTACAATAAAGCTTGGAAGATACAGGGTACACAAATGGTAGATGCTATTATTAAAGAAGCTACTGGTCCTACTTACAGGATACCAAAAGGTGAAACATTTTATCATATCCCATATCAAGAAGCACAAATAGTAGACATAGTATAATCGCTATGTTATAATTTTTATAAGTAATAAAAGGAGTTAATTATGTTGTTATTTAATTTATTAGTACCTGTAGTTTATCTTTTAACAGCAGTAGGCACTTACGATAATGTAGCTAAACCTGTAGCTAAAGCCACTTGGGAAACAGGTGTAGTTGTTTATGAGAAAAGTGTAGACGTTATTAAAGATATAACTACTGACGATCCTATCCCTGTAGAGTCAGAATAATGTATGTCTTAGTGTTCATACTTTCTATCGGAAGTGGTTATGTACAAGTACAAGCAGTAAATACAGTTTATTCTACTTTAGAAGATTGTAAAAGAAATGCTTCAATTATCCGTAATGATCTTATGGACACTAGACCATCGCCTAACTCTAATGTATTTGCTTACTGCACAGAGATACCACAGGAGGTGTAGCCAAGTATGAGCCTAGAAAAAGAAGCAAAAGACTTTGTATCTAGGAGACACGATCATTTCAAAGAAGGGATACAGGAACGCATAGAAGCGTTAGACAAGTATATAACTGACAATCTGTATCACACTACTGAAACAAGGGAGGCTATAAAACACTTAATCATAGTACAACTGTGGGCAGAGCGTAGCTCAAGACTCAATGGTATAAAAAAGTAAGGGCGCTAAATGCGCCCCTATTTTATTGTGTATCTCTTATGTACTTCTGATAGTCTTTGAGTCCTATGTATAAGTCTATCAAGTTAGTTTTATATATGCCTTTTTCTTCAGGAGTAAATACTCTGTCTGCATCAACTACATCAAGAGCTTCATCAAAAGACAGACCTTCATATCCGTATTCACCTCTTATTTCTGCCCATCCTAAATCAGCAAACTTTCTTTCTTGTCTACCCATAGCTTTTAACTCACCACGCATAAAAGATTCGTAGTCTTGTGTAGCTTCGGGTAGTTGTGACATTCTTTGTAATGTGTCCTCAGCATCTGCTCTAGCTACTCTAACCTCTGCTTTCAAGAACTCTCTAAGCCTTGCTTGCTTTTCTTGATCGTTAGATTCTGCATATCTAGGTGACATCATAAACAAACTAGCTTTAGCTGCTAGATTACCCTGTAACTTTTGCTGAGTAAACAACTCTAGTACTTGATTCTTTTCCATGTATGGATTGTATATCCTAAAAGGATCTACTTGTAGCCTAGTCATCTCACGTTGTAATGCATTCTTTGGTGGTCTACCTACAAACCCAGTAAGCTGTTTTACTAGCGGATCAAGTATCCTGATAGGACCATTACCAAAAACATCATAACGTATAGCATCTTGTCTCATATTATTGGCATCAGCATCTTTCGTGTACTGAGTCTGATAGTATGTACGTGTGGATGTGTTAGCAAACTCTAGATACTTAGCTAGTGTCTCAGGAGCTATCTTTATTCCTAGCCCTTTCTCTAAACCCTCAGACATTTTATCACTATTGAAGTCTGGAAGATGTCTAGTAATTCTCTGTATGGTAGACATGGTAAAGTCCATACCCATAAACTCTACAACAGATACGGTAGCATCTCTTGTCTCAGGTAAGTAGGATGAACGTGGATCAAACTGACCATAGAAGTCTTTCAGCACTGCAGCAGGATATGTGTAAGAACTAAAGTAATCACCTACTTGATTTGTAAGAGGTTCCCAATTACCGCTTTCTGCAGCACGTATGATATTATCAGCAAGCCCAACGCCAGGTCTAAACTCTGTGCCACCTAGTATCTTTGTTAGATCTTTAGATGCCTCTGACAAAGGCTTGACAGGTAAACCTTCCATTATCCTAGCATAGTAGTCTGCTACGTATACCTGTGCAGATGCAGGACCAAGAGCAGCTTGTGCATCATACACTCTACCATCTTCACCCTCTGCTTCAAACCACTCAAGACCTCTGTGTATCTTATCTTTACTTATACTGTAGAGTCCACCAAATGTCATTGCACCTGTCATAAACTTGGCTGTCTCTTGAGTAGTAGGTTTTACACCGTCAAGCAATGGTCTTCTCAATAAAGTTAAACCTGTATAGTCAGATACAAACTTAGCTTGAGAAGCTAGGTATCTAGGGAAAGGTATAACAACAGTTAAGCCTGTGTTATGTATAAACCTAACTAAGTTTCCTACACCTTTGTTTAATTGACTAGCATCCTTACCGCCAAATCTACGTTGAAATGTAAAGGCTAGTGATTCATCTATAGCTGCATCAAGTATGTCTTCAGGTAGCTGATCTGCTGTACCTTTCTCCAACATATCCATTACACTGTTACCAATACTTTTGTGTAAGTCTTTTCTTTGTCGTAGTGTCCTGTCTATATTGCCAGTAATAATAGCACGTTTAACTACAAAGTCCGATAAGGTGTTTAATGTGTTGGCAGCAGCACCTAGCTTGGTTAGTTTACTATCTTTTACAACGTTAGCTTCTACGATAGCTGCATCAAAGAATACTTTTTGAAACTTCTCTGGTGATTGTCCTTGTAGCATAGTTACAAGTGCATCAGCTACATAGTTATCTTTGGTTAGGTATTTTAAATTAGATACTGAGCCTTTGAACTCAGGCATACCAGACTTACCACTCACCGTCTTAAGTACACTAGCATTTAGCTGATCAATGATGTCTATACCTGTCATAGCTACAGAGAATATGTTGTTACGCATTGTTGTAGCAGGTTGGGATGTCATAAACAAACGCCTAGCATTCTCTACATCTTTAAAGTTACGCCAGATAATGTTACGATTGTCACGAGTAGCTTTAGCTATAACTGCTAAGTCTTCTGCTTTTGCAGGAGCCATACCTGCCTCAAACAATTCGTCTACCTTTTTAGATAGATTAGCTAAGTCTGATTTTCTTGCTCTCTTAGATAAGCCGCTTTGTGTTCCTAATATCTTAGCAGCTTGTGACACCTCAGCAGCATAGGTTGCGGATAGTTGCCTTGGTGTAAGACCATAGGACTCTGCTACTTGAAAGAATGAATCTTTGTTCTTGCCGATGTTGTCTGCTAGTATTTCAGTGATGCGTATATTAGGGTCACTTAGATTTACACCAAGTCTTTCAGCTAAGTCATAGGATGCAGCAGATAACCTTTGTACTGTCTCTAGGCTGAGGCCACCTATCAATCCATCAGGCATTCCTTCACTAAGTAGATACTTTTTAACTAAGTTACCTTCACGTACAAGACTAGGGTCAATAGACTGAAGAACTCTTTTGGTAGCACCCTCCATGTTAGCAGACTTCTTACTGTCTTTAAGTGCATCCTCTGCTCTTTTTCTAGCTATTGCGGCACTAGCTTTAATCCTGTCTTCACTAGCTTTCCTGCCCATGTCAATAGTATCAGCTAGTTTCTTAGCACCTTGGTGTTGCGTGTATGCAGGTATACCATAACCTGCTGCTCCCATGCCAAAACCCAACGCACCGCTTAATGCAACTGCGCCCTTACTACCCTCGTAGTCTACACCTACTTCAGGTGCTATACTTTCTCTAATCTTCTGATTGCCGTACTCTTGACCTGCAGCTACAACACCATCTGCCATACCTGCCATTAAGCTACGCTTGATAGCTTTCTTACCTAGTTCTCTCAGGGCAAGTAACGATGCAGCTTTTGTACCTTGTATTGCAGCAGCACCAGTACCTGCAGAAGCAAACCCTGCTAGGATAGATCCGTATGTACTAGGTGCACTACCACCACCCTGAACGTAATCAAAGAATGCTTCACCACCTCTGTCAAACAAACCCTCACCTTTTGAATTATCAAAGGCAAACATGAGCCTACCAAAGGATTGTTTCTCAGACATGTCTACACTATCATCTTTCATGTAGTACACATCTTTAGCCATAGTAACTTCGTTACTAACTTGATAACGAAAATGTTCTAAGACTTCAGATACAACATCGTCACCTGACATCTTGCTAATATCTTCATCTGTGTAACCCTTTCTGTTAGACTTTAGAAAGGTTATACTATCCTTGAGGAAGTCAGCGTTTGTTACTAAGTCAGATACTTTTTTATCCTGCATACTCTCAGCAGTATAATACGAAAAAGCGTTAGACATTATCTATCCTTGTTCTTGTAAGACCTGCATAAGACCATCTGTTATTTCGTCTGTTGTTAAGCTAGATGATATATCTAGTCTTGCATCATTATCAGCAAACCATGCAGCTATACCTGACTTGATGTCTTCTCTATCTTCATAGTCAACCTCTTCTTCTTCAAGGTACTCTATGACGCTACGGAACTCTTGCTCAATAAAGTCTTGAGATGTTTGTATCTTAGTGTTTTCAGGAGCTTGTTTTTTTGGTTCTTTAAATGCATCGCTACCTGCGAAGTACAAGTTTAACCTGTTCTCTGGTAAACCTTTTTCTTTACGCTCTTTGCGAGACATCTCATTCCATTCTGCACGAGTGTAGTTAGACATACTGTCTCTGAGATTATCAGCAGCCTCTATATTACGTAAGGCTACTTGACCTGCGTTACCTGCTACAAAACCTGCTTTGTTAAGCTCAGGTAATTGCTCAGATAATTTAGGTGTATCATCAGGTAGCTGCATTGATGCTAAGTCAAATTTAGACGCTCTCTTAATTATAGCTTGCTCTACGGATGGAGTTATATCTAGCCCATGATCTTCAATAGCTTCTTTTAAGTCATCTCTAAAGAAACCCATTTCTGTTTCATTTGTTGGTATAGTAATGTTTGCTTCTTGTACAAGTACTTTCAGAGTTTCTGCAGCCTTTTGATCCTCAGATAATCCCTCTGCATTTTTAAGCATATTTATCTTATCTACTGCAGCATCTATAAATGGAGTACGTTCTTTCATAGATTTCTGGTTTTGTAATAACAACATTCTAGCTACATCAACGTCTGTTTTAACTGTTGGGTCTAGGTTATTTATTTGTTCTTGTATAGACTCAGGTGCATCAAAGTAAGTATCTCTAAGTTGTAGATCGTCTATAGAAGTTAAAACTGCAGGTGCTTCACCTTTATCTGTTTTTACAGTAGGAGGGCTGACTTTAGTTTTAGTAACACCAATATTCTCCATTGAGTCTTGGTCATCAACAGTAGCAGTCTTAGTGACTCCTAAATCTTCCATTGCGTCAGCATCATCTTGATCAACAATAGCTTCCTCAAGATTATCACTAATGACTGTAACTTTTTCTTCTTTCTTTTCTGTTTCTGGATCTATTCTACTACCTGCTATAATACCTTGAATATCTTCAGGACTTAACTGACCATTCTTAGCCTTGATGATACCAAGTGCAGCTTGGCTGTTAACACTTTTAATAAAGCTATCTAACTGTGCTTCTGTTTCTATGTTGTCATATATATCTTGTAGTACACCTTTACGGAAAGAGTCTAAGCCCATGTCTGTACCTCTAAACGCAAGGACTATCTCTTTCTCTAACCTTTGCATTGCTGTACCACCATTGTTTATCTTAACTTTTAGTAATGCTTTATCTCTACCTTGATTAGCGGTGTAATTACTATAGTCTATTGGATTAGTTAAATCAGATTGGAATATCTTTTGTGATAACTCTCGTGAAAAGAAGTTATTTGTAGTTCTACCAGTAGCTTCAGTGTAGTCGTATGTTGGTCCTGCACCTCTTGTTACGCCACCGTATATATCATCTGGTGCAAACCCTGCTGCTTCTAGCTCAAGAAGCTGTGCATAAGTCATACCCTCTGGCCCTTTGATAGACTCCATTCTTTCCATTGCTTGCATCTGTGGGTCAAATGCCATTGCTGCACGAATAAAGCTACGAGTCTTAGCACTTTCACTTTTAGGATTGTCTTCTTTAACAGCTTCATTGTAGTGTAGGCCCATCAACTTTTCAACACCCTCAGCTATATTGGCATTTTCAGGAAACTCTAGATCTCCTGACATATTTACAAACGCCATTACATCTGTAGCATCATAGCCTATACCTACATTAGCTTTTAACTTGTTGTTGTTTGCGTCTAAAGTTGCTTCTAATCTAGGTAGATCTGAACCGTATGCTTCTGCTAGAGCTAAAGCCTGTCCTTTACTAAGACCATATCTACTTTTTATTGACTCAGCAGACTTTGTTACTGTGTTAGCAATTTGTTTCTGCTTTGTATATTTACCTTTAGCTGCACGAGCATTAGCTAAATTCTCTTCGATCAAACGATCTAGAGTCTTTTTACGTTGCTCAACGTTTTCACTTAGCTGCTCACCAAAACCTGCCCAAAACCCTGCCATGTTATTAACCTCTTGCCATTAGGCCACGTTGCATCTGTGGCTCTTGTGTTTCTTCTACAGACTCTTCAGGAGCTTCCTGCATTGTTTCGTAGTCCTCTTCAGCTTTGTCTAGCACACCTAATGCTTCCATAGCCATGTCATAACCTGCATCTCTTTCATCTTGAGGTGTGTCAGATAATGCTTTACTTACTCTAGCTCTGATAGCTTTACGCTCTCTTTCTTGTTTATCTCTATCAGATTCATCTAGCCCTTCTACAAAGTTTACACCTGCCTCTTGAGCTATAGACTTTATATGCTCATGCATAAATGGTGCAATGATAAGGCTGATGTCTATCGTGTGCCACCCTGCAGCAACACTAGCTGTAAGAACACTTTCTGCTAATGCCTTTACTGGAAAGCCTAGATCAAGTAGATCGATCATGTTGTCAACAACTTCAGGGTCATTGAACTTACTCATGTGCATAGCAATGGCTTCTTCAGGATCAGTTATCTCTGGTGGATTCTCCCAAGGATAGTTCTTAGGTTCATCTGTCAATGATTGACCTGGGATAGGCGCTTTTAGTAATTCCATTTTATATGTACCTTATTTTGTAAATCCTGCGCCAAAGTATAATCCAACTATGGCTGATACGATGTGTGTGTCTAGTGGTGTGATTACAAAACCTTGTGCCATCTTCCACTTGATAGCTTCATCTGGTCCAAACATCCAACTAAAGAAACCACCAGTAGCTTCAGTATATCCTACGTACACACTCACTTCAGGATACCATACAGCGACTAGCTTTGGCAATACAATTATAGAGAACACAGCAGATAGAGCTATAAGCCTACGTGTCCATGCAAAGTGCTTGTCATTCTTACCTGCATCTCTTGCATCAGCTACAGCACTACGATTGAACTCTGCACGTTGCATCAACATCTCTTGCTGCATCTGGCGGTTCTTCATTGACTGACCCCAGATAGACATTACTCCACCTAGCACAGTGGAGAAGAGCATAGTGATTAATTCTAGTGGTAGTCCAAACATTAAATAAATTTAGCTCCTTTAATTAAATTTATTACTCTAGGTGCTCTGTCTCCTACCTGATTATACCATTTAGAATTTTTTAATTCTTTAGCTGCAGTTTTTAAATCTTTATTTTTTAAAGCTGTAAAAAACAGTTTCCACTCATCTTCATTAAATTTTTCATTACCCATATTAAAAGTCAAGTCTATTAAAGCTTGCTTACCTTTATTATCTAATTGGCTGTACATAGGAAGTTTAGCAGCATCTTCTTTATGTTCTTTGTAATCCTTTTCAAACAACATTTTTACTTGTGTATCTGTTAATTTTTTTGGAGTGCCATCAGAGTTTTTAAATCTTTCAGGTAAGGTTTTACCTATGTAATGTCCAATACCTACAGTCCAATTACCTAATGTGTCTTGATAAGGTGTGTTTTCATTACCTTCGTTAAGCTCTAAAAAATCCTTAACGGTAGCATCAAATTCTTTCCCACTTGCTGCACCACCGTCAGCATCATTAGGATCACTAATAACTTTGGCATCTGTAGGTTTCTCCCTTTTAGCCTCATACAAGTCTGTCTCAAATGTTCGCATAGCAGGATCGTCAAATAACTCTCCTGGTTGGTCTTCAGGTAAATCAGGTGTCTCTTGATCTTCAGGTAAGGTACGTTTACTTATAGTTAAATTAGTTAACCCTGCCACTGATGCTAGTGCGTCTTCAACAGTTTGGGATACAGCAGACTTTACTTGTCCTCTAGTTTCTTCTGCTGACTCTCTTGCCTTACTAAATAGTCCCCTAGATAAAAGTTTGTTACGTGCCTCGTCAGCATCGTCCACACCAGTGTATTGTTTAATTACGTTCTGTATTGCTGTTTTATCTATTATGCTATCCATTAACCTAACCACTTCTTCAAGAAACTATCTACTACTAAAGCTCCTATTTTACCTTTACCTACATTATCCGCTACCTCAGCCTGTGCATCTGCTGTAAGTTTTGCTACTGCAATACTGTTGGCTCTGTCTGCAGCACTCTCAGAAGCAGCGAATGCAAAACTCATAATGTCTCGCTCTCGTTGCCATATCTGATCCATGTTAGATGCAGTAAGGGCATTGATAGTTTTAGCAAAGTCCATGTTGCTTTGGTTCTGTGTAGCTGTGTTTACGGTAGCTATGCTTTGTCTCCATGCTGCATTAGATTGTGCTATCACTAATCCGTTCTGTGCATTGAAAATGTCACGCTGTTGTTGTAGCTCTGAGTTAAACTCACGCAATGCATTGACACTATTGACGTTGAACTGATCCATAGCATTCTGTTGTGTAGCATTAAACTGTGAGGTTTGGTTAGCTAAGTTAGCAAAGAACTGATCAGTCTGATTCTCACTCGTAGCGTTAAACTGTGCAGCAGCATTCTCAGCAGCTTGATCTGTAAACAAAGCCTGTATGTTTTGTTGTGATTTAAATATAGCAGTCTGTTGTTCATTAGACAGATTAGCCATATCCATCTGTAAGAAGTTAGATGCATTCTGTACAGCAGCCTGTTGTCTGTTTGACAAGTTAGCCATGTCTAGTTGTGACAGAGCAGCAGCCTCAGCCATTATCATTGCCTGTGAGTTAGACAAGTTGCTAAGATTCATGGTGTTTGCTGCACGAGAGTCTTCTAAAGCTATCTGTTGTTCAGCCGTGAAGTTCATGTTAGCAATGTCACCGATACGAGCAGAGTTAGCTACACGAGCTTGGAATGCTTGATCAAACTCCATACCCATGAATGTAGCACGTTGCTGTGCAGCAAGCATTTGTCTTTGCTGTCTGTTGGATAGATTAGTCATTTCAAACTGTGCTACAGTAGAAGCATCCATCTGAGCGATAGGTAGTGCCGCTTCCATTGCAGCTTGTATGACAGCTTGACCTGCAAGACTAGACGCACCTAAACCACGAGCAGCTAATGTAGCCATCGCAGTACGCATAGATCCTGCAGCCCAAGCAGGTGTCTCACCACCCTCAAAGTCAGCCATTAGTTTTTCTAGCTGACCTGCAACTGTTGCTTGTTTACTTGGTGTAGCTTCTGCAGCGTCTACTGCTTCAGTAAATGCAGCAGCAGTTTGTGCATTAGCAGCACCAGATATTATTTCACTTTCACCTGATACAGGATCTGTTTCTAACTTTCTAGCTGTAGGGCTATCTACTTTTATAGCGTTACCTTGAGCAGCTTCCATACCTGTGATGGATGTACCTATTTGCTGTTGTGCAGTGATCTGTTGTGTAGGCTCTCCTGTAGCAGCTTGTAGCTTTGCAGCTTCTGTAGCTACTTGAGGTGCAACAGTAGTAACACCTGCAATATTTGTAGCAGGAGCAGTTGGTAACACAGCTTGTTGTACATTGCCTACTGTAGCGGCCTCAGCAAAAGGAGCTATGGGTACAGTCATCCCTGCATCTACTGGAATGAAATCAGCAGCAGTAGGTTGTATCATGGCTGTAGTAGCTTGCATGGGTTGCATCGTTTGTTGTACAGCCCTCTTCTGCATTTCAGCTAAGTCTGCTGATGTAAAGTTTTTAACATCAGTAGTGTCACCACCTTCATTAAAAGCTCTTACCGCACCACCTTGACTAAACTTCTGTATGTAACCACCTATGGCAAGACCTTTAGCTTTAGCAGCAGGGTTAGCTTCCTCAAACTTGGCATGACCTTCTCGTGTCTTAGGACCATTGTAACCCATCTTTCGGAAGATACGGTCTTTACCTTCTAAAGTCATATTCTCCATTAAGCCACCTTCTGCAGCGCCTGTAGTCTCTGTTTCTTTAGTTATTTTAAAAAAACCTGGAGGTACATATGTTGTAGGTACACCATTAAATTCAGTAATCATTATTCTTTGTCCTAAATCATTACCATAAGGTACAGTTTGGTATCCCTGAAATACTGCAGGATACGCAGCACCTGTTCCTGGCTGAGTAGTTACAAGTGTTTGTGGTACTGCACCTTGTGTACCTGCATAGTGTGTCTTGTATGATACTTGTTGAGGCACAGCAGACATGCCACCTGTTTGTGTTGGTGTAGATACTGTGCCTGTTGTAGGATCTACTTGACCTACAGGTGTCATTGTTCCAGTAGGAACAACATCTTGATAAGTTACAGGGGATACTTGTTGTACTACAGTCTGAGGTCTATTGGGGTCAATAGTAGCAACACCACCTGCAGGTACTTGTTGTACTGTTGTATCTGGTATCACAGGTTCAAAACCACCACCTGCTACACTAGAGTCTACAGGTTGTTCGAACCCTGTCAGTATTTCATCAACTGGTGTCTCATCAACTGGTGTCTCATCAACTGGCAATTCATCAACTGGCAATTCATCAACAGGTGTTTCATCAACAGGTGTTTCATCACCTCCACCTTCGCTTAAATCTAGTGTTGCTTTTAAAGCCTCAAAAGCTCCAAGAACTCTGTTTACATTAGTATTTCTTTTCCCTTTTTTTGCAGGTGGTTTTGATACTCTTTCAACAGTTCCATCAGCACTTATTTTATTAATAAAGCTAGAGTTTTTACCAGATACAGCTACATATTGATCACCATTTGCATCTGTAACACTGCCATAAACAGCATACCCTTTATTAGAAGAGGTTTTACCCCCTGTAGCTGTATCAGGAGAACCACTACCTAGAGTTCTTTCATAGTTTGTGTTAGTATCATACAACATAGGCGCATCTTTACTAGCATTACTATAGTCACCAGTTTGAACACCTTGAAGAGCATTAGTTTTTTTAAGTATTTGCTCTGCTGCAAATTTAATTTCTCCTGCTCTTTCCCTATCTTCCTTATCTTTAATTGGACCAATAAGACCAGAGTAGTCACCAGTTTGGGCAGCGTTTAACAGAGCTTTTTCTCTTTCAATTGCATTTACAACATCTCTTCTATCTGAATAACTACCAGAAAGAGTTCTAGTGTTGCCGTATACATCTGTTACTACTTCACCTTTATTAAAAGTTACTGCCATACTCTATTCCTTACTTTCCCATTGTCATCCATACCGCACCTGCAATAAATGTCAGGACTCCAACGGTAGCTAATTTAACTACTGTAGACCATATTGATCTACGTGTATCTCTCCACGCTTCTATCAAGTTACGCATCTCTAGTATATCTTTTTGTGCATCATCATCAAGTAGCCCAATAGAACGTAGTGCCTCTTTAGCACCACGCCTAGCTGCGTTATCTAGCATCTCTTCTAGTTCTTCTGGGGAGAGTTTGATGTCACTCATAGTTTAACTCACAAATGTTAAAATGTCAAGTTTTATCAAGGCTTAGTAGGCCAATCGTCAGCTTCTAAATGAGGCCAGTTAGAATGTGTTGGTAAATCTCGTAAAGCAGTACGATAAGTAGTTTGCTCAGATGTCATTGTTCTGTCTGATACTGCCCACCAATCTGTATTAGAGAGTAAATTATTTCGTTGATTACGATTAAGTTCTGCTGCTTCAATGTCTAATCTATCCTGATATGCTGTCTCTTGTTCTGCTTTAGTTTGCCCACCTTCAATATCAACAAACATGTCAACAATTTCCCAAGCTTCCACCCAGTTGTCGTTGGCATCTTGTACTGCACCATTACGAGAAACAACCTGATATTGCCCAATACCCTCTGTTGGCTTTGGTGCAGCAAGAATAGGATCTACGTTTAGCGCATCGAAGGTCATCTCGTTCCAAACCTTCGGCATCGACATGTTTATGTTTTCTTGCTTTAGTTGATCTTTTGTTTTGATTTCACCGCTTGTACGGTCCCTATACTCACTCATTAGATTAATCCTTTTTTATGAGTTTTATTATGCAATTGCGTAAAAAATGTAATTACGCCCTGTTCTGTTAAGTTGATTGTTTTGGTTAAGCACCCTAAAACCTGAATTTAATGGGTCTATTTCATCTGAACTTGAGCTTTCCCCTGCATTATCATTTAACAAGAGAGTTGCATCATTACCTGCAACAATGCCTCTTTCACTGTCAAACAAAAACCAGTGATCACCTGCATTACTTGGCTTAATTAAAACAAATCTAGCACCATTACTAAAGCCACAATCAATGTCTTGACCGTTACCGTTTGCTGATGTTCCCCCATTTCCTGAGTAAGCCCCTACCTTAGATACACCAGATACACTTGCAAATAGGTAAGCTATGTAAGTTCGGTTAGTGGCGTTTACTTCGTCATAAGTACTACCCACAGAAAAAACTGAATCTGTCATTTGTGGATTACCACTGTATGACCAATAGTTAGATGATAAAGTTGCTGCATTACTATTATTTAAATTCATAAATGCTTTATTCGTATAGCTTTCACCAGTGCTATAATTCATGTCTTTGTGCCAAACCATCCAATTAGTACCATTATTTGATCTACATTTAACCCAAAGCATTTCAGGTGCAACACCAAGATTGTGTTTTTTGGTGTGTGTTGAGGTTGCATCACCTCCTCCTGTATAACAGACTACATCAAAATAACCTGGTGCTCTTTTCCACATCCATGCAACTTGATCGTTAAGAGCGTAGCCTTGCTCTTGCCAACCAGTCATATAATCAAAATCCATTTCAGGATCAACAGATTCTTGATCATTGCTTTGACTAGACAAAAATCTTCCATGCGTTAATCTAGAAGATATTGACCAATTTCCACCGTTTACAGTTCGTCTTTCCAACCCCATATCTACAGGGAAACCACTTGTATAGGCAGGGTTTGAGCTAGATGCAGTTTTATCTACCTTAAATACATCAGTCGCATTTTCAGGTGTAGCCATTGGGCCACGCCTTATTGCCATATAAATATAATTAGCATTATTTCCATTTATTACACTAAAGTTTTGTCTGGGTTGAAAACCCTGTGACTGATTTCTAAATAATTCGTAATCGTTAAATTCAGAATTATTACCATTTACATAAAGATAAGCACTATTTACACCGCTACCAAAATTTCTCATGCTATCTACCGTGATCCAATTACCTGTTCCATCTGTACGTTTTACCAAAAGAAATTGAGGTTCAAATCCTAAGTCAATCTCAGGCCCATTGTTAGATCCATTTCCAGTATATCTTCCACATTTAATAATATCTTGATCTGAAGTAGGGCCAAACCCACCATCATTATTATTATGGGCAAAAACATAAGCAACATATGAACCACCACTTGCATTTACACCTGTGTCATTTTTAACTGTAAAGGTTGTTGAAGATGCTCCATCAAAAGTATTATATCCAAATTCAATATTGCTTTCTAAACGACCTTCGTAAGAATTACCTCCATAACTATATTGATCTCTATGCCAAACACACCAGTTATTAGAACTATCCAACCGCTTTACCCAAATCATTCCTGCCTGACATCCAAGACTATGACTGATAGTTTTTGTAGAGTTTCCATCTCCAGAATATGTAACTACATCAAAAAACTTAGGGGCTTTGCGAAATGTCCAAGAGACGTAATCTTGACCTGATGAACTATGATTACCTTGCACTGGAAAACCATTGCTAGTAAAAGCACCTCCTAGTCCGTTACCAGTACCAGACGCAGAATAAATTGCATCTGTATCATTAGAACTTAAATACTGATTGTAATTAGGAGCAGCAAGATTTTCTGAATCAAATAAATAATGTGCTCTTGATCCCGAGTCTCTATCTTTAATCCAAACTAGACCACCTTCAGTAAGATCAATGCCGTTGGCAATCGTTTGTGCAGAACCTGTTCCAGTGTGCAAAAACGTGCTGAACACCTCGTCTACATCAAGACCACCACCAGCCGCACCAGCAGCAGCCATTAACGTTTGTTTTACTCTTGGACTTGCCATAAATTATTCCTATGCTGCTGCGTCTACTGCTAGTGCGCCATACCAGTTACTACCGCCATCTCTTGTAACAAAAACAAGTATATCAGTTTCTCCGTTCGCTGGTGCATCGGGAGCAGTACCGCCAGCAAAATCAACAGTATTCGGATATGTGACCGTGCCACCGTTTCCAGTTAGCTGAAGAATAAAACCTTGGCTGTATCCGCTAGATGCACCACTGAACGTAAAGGTGGTGTTGCCTGACATACTAAGACTAAACATACCACCATTACTAACATTAATTGTTGGCGATGTTCCTGATAAAGCATCGTAATCCTCTCCAAGAGAACCGTCATTAAGTAAGAACATGCCAGAACTAAACTGAGCATACGAACCACCAGCATAAAGTTGAATAGTGTCTGTACTAAATTGGATATAGGTATCACTGTCACCATTGTGAAAAATTTTGTCATTAACATAAATATCTTCAACATTTTGCAAAGGCTCGTTATTAAGACTTATTCCAGAGTTGTTTGCTAGTAATCTTGTAGTGCCGCCTGTGAGTAATGTAATAGTATCAGTACCAAACGATATCTTTGTATCGCTATCTCCTTGATGTAATAGGTCATTTGAAACATAAATATCATTAGTAACAACTACATCACCTGTTACGTTAATTCCATTTGCGGTGGTGGCGAGTTTGTTGCTATCATTAAACCTTAGATGAACTGCACCTTGAGATGCACCTGTTAGGTAAACCCTGTTTGACATATCGCTAAGAGTAAGATTACCTTCCGCACGAATCCTTAAATCGCCTGTGCCAGCTTCATCAATATAGCTATGAGAACCATCGTGATAAATCTGTAGGTCAGACCCTGCGCCAAAGATTGCTTTGCTATTATCACTTAATTTTATATCATGGTTAAAACTAGCAGACCCTGCATCTGACATGTCTAGTGTGAGGGCGGTTATTACAGAACCACCATCGTTGCCTTTGAAAAGAATATCTTTATCTGAAACTTGAGTTTGAAATATAGCATCTGAACTAGAGTTATATATTGATAAGTATTCTGTTCCACCGTCTTTAAATCTTACTTGGCCTCCATCATCGCCATCAAGTGTAATATTACCACCAACATCTATGGTAAAATCAGCAGCATCTGATATAGTTGAGCCGTTTATTGTAATGTCATCTACAGTGAGAGTCGTTAGTGTACCTAGTGATGTGATGTTAGTTTGTGCAGCAGTTGTAACTGTACCTGCTGTTGTTGCAGTGGCTGCGTTACCAGATGTATCCTGATTACCTGATGTATTAACTCCTGGTAAGTTTATATTTCCAGTACCATCAAAAGACACACCACCTATATTTCTAGCTGTTGCAAGGGCAGTTGCAGTAGCAGCATTACCTGTTGTAGAACCAGATGATCCTGACACATTACCAGTAACATCTCCTGTTACATCTCCAGTTACATCTCCAGTTACATTACCAGTAATAGTTCCTGTTGCTGTAATATTTCTAAGACTTGCTACATCTTTGTTTGCATCTACGACTAGAGCCTTAGATGCTGTAACAGTACCTGCTGTAACACCGTCCAATACATCAAGCTCAGTGTCTGAAACACCTGTTGAAATATAGTCAGCTAAATCTCTTGCTCTAGTCATAAGTTAAAGTCCTTTCAAGTTAGACTGCTATGCAGCCTCTTTTTCCTCTTCTGCTAGTTTTGCAGTTAGTAAATTTACAAATGCATCTCTGCCTACACGTAACTGATCCATATTGAACTGTGCGGTGTTAAGCTTTCTTTCTAGGTCAGCAATATGGTTGACCATTGTTCGTTGTTCTGGAGTCATATCCTCTACGATATACTCTTTGTCGTTGATAGTGATTGGGGTCTTTTTATCTTTTCCCATTGTACCATTCTCCTTTATGTTATGGTTCTAATATCAGTTCGGCATGAACTAATTCCAATTTGTGCTATGCGATTGCGTAGAATATGTAGGTGTTACCTGATCTATTCAAATCATCAGTAGTAACTTTAAAGCCAGAAGAGTCAGGCTGCATTGCGTTCCCCGCAAAAAACGAGGACTCAGGACTTTCTGCATCACCGCTATTTAATAACAAAACACCGTCACTTGTTGCTGTGCTAATACCTCTTTCAGCATCGTAAACAATCCAGTTACCAGTGCTGCTGCTTTTTTTAATCAGCACAAACCTAGCACCACTACTAAAGCCACAATCAATAGTCTGAACCACTGACTCACCATTTCCAGTATAGCTTCCCACCTTGGATACACCTGCTACGGTAGCGAAAAGGTAGGCTATGTAGGTGTTACCGCTTGTACTCAATGCAGTTCCTGTTGAAAAACTAGATGCAGTTGGGGCAGTATCATTCAATGATGTGGTTGCGTTATTTTCAGCGCCTGATGTGTTTATTCTAAGATGATAATCTTCTGGATTTGTACCACCGTTAAGATCCTTGTGATATACAAACCAGTTACTAACAGCATTACGACCTCTTAACCAGATCATTTCTGGCACTACACCAAGATTGTGATTTATGCTTGTACCTGCTGTTCCGTTTCCTGTGTAAGCAACCACATCGAAATAGCCAAGAGCACGCTTCCACTGCCAATATACACCTCCGCTTAAATTTTTAGTAGACCCTGCTCTATTAATTAAACCTGAATTACTATCTAAGCTTGGATTGTTTGTGCTATAAGTTCCCTCTGCGTTTGTAACTTGTGTGCGAACTTGCGCACTTCTTCCTCGCAGCCGATCAACAACAAAAGTTTCACCACCACTTGAATAGTTATCATAGTGCATAAACATATCTACTGGAAAACCTGTTGTTGTAGCCAATGCATTATCGGCAACAGAAGAACCACCTATTTCAACATCAAAAACCTTAGTCGCATCATCTGGTACAGCTAGTGAACCACGTCTAATTGCCATGAAGATGTAGGTGTCACCAGAGTTATTAATAGCGCTATTAGTTGACTCAACATCAAAACCATTTGCTGTAAGTTTAATAAAGTTATCTTGTTGCTCTGAAACACTATAATTTGTTTGAAAGTATTTATCACCGTTTGTAATTCCTGATGTAATACCACGCATAGCATCCATCATAAACCAAGAGCCAGCACCACTAGTTGCACGTTTTAACAAAACAAACTGAGGCTCAAACCCAAGATTAACACTAGGGCCAGTTAATGAATTATTCCCAGTATAACTCCCACACTTAATAATATCTTGGTCACTATCAGGGCCGAACCCACCGTCACTGTTGTTGTGTGCGAATACGTAGGCTACGTAGGTTTGACCCGATCCATTACTTTTACTGCTTGTGCCAACACTAAAAACGGAATTAGTAGCATCCGTTCCATTAAACACGCTAGTGTTTACGCCAAGGAATTGAGCTGTGTCTTGTAGTTTTGAATAATAACCGCCACCCAATGATCTATGATATACCACCCAATCTTCTTGACTAGTCGTGCTTTTTATTATTATCATACCTGGAACTGATCCAAGATTATGACTTATGGTTCTAGATGATCCATTTCCAGTATACGTCACAACATCAAAAAACTTAGAGGCTTTGCGAAATGTCCAAGCTACCATTCTATTACCAGAAGAGTTTTTATTTACGAGATCAGAATCATCTATTCCTAAAGAAAAACCATTTGAGTTAAATGCAGTTAAAGCGTTTGCCGTATTAGCTTGAGCAGCAGTTTCGGCTGTAATTAGAACCTTACCCACGCCTCTTTCTGTGTCAAATAAAGCATGAGCTCTTGATTGGTTACTTTTAATCCAAACCAAACCACCTTCACCACTAAGATCAATACCGTTATTTATGGATTGTGCAGACCCTGTTCCCTGATACAAAAATGTTGAGAAAGCGTCTGTAATATCAAGACCTGCACCTGCTGCTGCTCCACCAATGCCGCCAAAACTTCTAGCTGAAGCTGCACCAAATGTTGAAAGTAAAGGCATGTATATTCCCTATGCGAACTGTGTAACTGATGCTAACACTGTGAATGTAGCATTTGCTGTTTTAATAATCGTGAATGAGTAAGCGTCAATACTGCTTGCGTTACCTGCTGATGGTGCTGATCCTCCAGACCATTTAGGTGTAACTGATGATCCATCTACTTGATAAGCGTTGAGGTAATATGCTGTAGAACCTTGTGTAGCAAGAACTGCGCAAGTTACAGACTGACCTACTGCAAGAACACTATTCAAGGAAGTTGACGCATCCCCTCTAAAATTAATTGTTCTGTTTTGGTCTTGATTGGCAGTAAGAAAATAAACGCCTTGACTTAAAATGTCAAAACTGAAAAGGCTAAAACCTGTATTAGTATTTACTAATACTTTTTCAAATACCTCCTCAATATCAAGCGTACCATCTATAGTAGCACCACCTGCGATTACTGTGCCTGAAAAGTAAGCGTCTTTAAATGCGTTACCGTTTTGACCAAGGTCAGTAATGTTGTCGGTAATCGTTCCTTGTCGAGTTGGCAAAACTGAATCTGTTGCAAAGGTTAGTCCAGAGTGGTTAGTTGCTTCTCCTGATATATATAAGTTGTTTCCACCAGAAACCCCAATACTCCCCACAGTGGAGCCGTCTTTCATAAACGTAGCTAATCCACCATCGTTTCCTTTTCGGTTTACAGCAAAAGCAGGATCGTTTGATCTAGAAAACTGAGAACTGTTGTTTACTCTTAAAGATACACCATCAACGTTGTTTGATGCAGGGGCAGTATTAGTGGAACCCACAAGCAAGTTACCAGAGCTGTCTATGCTTGCAGCATAAGTTCCCCCTGCCTTTCTAAATTCGTGGGATGCTCCTGACACATTACCCATTTGATAAATGGCTTGTCCTCCATTAGAAGATGCTTCATTTCCTGAGAGTGCTATATATGCCCCTCTTGAAGAAGATTGACCTCCATTTCCTGCATCAAGAATAATTCTTTGGTCATCAGAGCCATCTGAGGTAACAGTTTTTATCATTAATAAGTTAGTCGTAACGCCAAAATCAAACTCATCTGTTCCGTCAGATAGAGTGAGAGTGGCGTTAGGCGAACTCGTCCCAATGCCAACACGATCATTTCCACCATCAACGAATAGCATGTTAGCATTGCCATTGCTTTCAACACGGAAGTCTACGTCAACACTTTCTTCATTAAACACAGTTTCAGTTGGTGGCATATAGATTCTACTTTTAGTAGAAGAGTTTATTTTTGTAGTTATATTTAAAGCTGAGTCTTCTGATCCATCAGTTACATCAATAGCGGTTACGGTAATTTTTGCTTGTTCAATAGCTTCAGAAGCATCGTTTTCACCATACCATTCAATTTGTCCTAAAACATCATTATCAGCAGGACTGCTACTGTTTCTTTGTAGTACAAGTCTTGGACCATTATTAGCATCAGTATCTGTAGATGTAAGGTTAAGTTGTGCACTGTTATCAGAAGTTGTAAAAGTAGCGGTTGTACCTGTTATTGCGCCAGTAAGCGTACCACCTGATAAAGGTAGTTTAGCATCTAACTGAGTTTGTACATTAGACGTAACACCATCAACATAATTTAATTCAGTAGCTGTCGCAGTTACACCGTCAAGTATATTAAGCTCTGCTGCTGTTGATGTAACCCCATCTAAAATGTTTAACTCAGCTACTGTAGAGGTTAGTGTACTAAAGTCTTTTCCGCTATATACAGTTGCGCCCATAGCTGAATGGTTGGTACAGTAGTAGTACAACACATCTGGTGCATCTTGCTCAAGAGTTACCTGTGTGTACGCTCCTGCAGAACCTGGAGTGCCTACTGCGGTTACACCTGTAGTAAATGCACTACCACCACCATGAGTACCGTTTGAAGTTTCTGACAGTCTTAGAGGGTGGTTAGAGTTACTGCTGTCACTTTGATCAAATCTTATAGTCACAGACTTTTGTAGTAGTGCAGTCTGCTGCTGCGTTCCATCAAGAAAGTACTTGTTAGCACCACCAACGTTTTGAACAGTAACGGCTATGGTGTGGTAAGGTTGTTTAGCAGCTAAAAGGGCATCAGCTTCTGTTTTAGTATAATGAGTAGATAGTGTGAATGTACCATAGGCTACAATGTCTACTATATCATTTACTGCAGCACCAGAGGCTAATACAATTGAAGTACCATTTGTAGCTGTAAAGTCTGTACCTGCTAGTAGTTTTACACCGTTAAGATAAACATCTACAAAACCTGAATCATATGTAGCTGCAAAGGTAGTTTGACCTGCAGTGGCTGTATAAGTGTTACGATCTGAAGTTCCGTTCACAGATGAACCTGCTGCAGTAAAACCAGAACCACCATAAACCTGCATAGAGTTTGTAGTAGTATTAAAATAGAGAGTTCCTACCTGAAGAGCATCTCCATCGTTGTCCGTAGAGGGTGCTGATGACTTTGCGCCAAGGTATCTGTCATCAAACGAATCAAAGCTAGCTGCTGCAGAGGTTGCACTAGAAGCTGCTCCTGTTGCAGATGAAGCTGCAGCAGTAGCACTGGAGGCAGCGGCTGTTGCACTTGAAGCAGCAGCAGTTGCAGAAGCAGCGGCTGCGGTTCCAGACCCTGCAATATTATCGACATATATTTTTGTTGCGAGGTCAGTGTTTGCACTTGGCGTATAACTAGCAGTTATTTTGTTACTGCCCATGTCTATCGCACCTGTAACAGTACCACCTGCTAACGGTAAGAATGTGTCTGTTGTATACTTCTTGGTTGCTGCATCTTGGTTAGCTGTTGGATCACCCAAGCCTGTAATCTTGTTTGTACCCATTGCTATAGCACCAGACATTGTACCACCTGCAAGCGGTAGCTTGGTAGCTATAGAGTTTGTAATAGTTGTAGAGAAGTTTGGATCATCATTCAGGGCTGCAGCTAGTTCGTTTAGTGTGTCTAGTGTACCTGGGGCAGAGTCAACAAGTGCCGCTACTTCTGTGTCAACATAATTTTTTGTAGCAGCATCCTGTGCATTGCTAGGATCTGTAACGTTAGCAATTGTTGTACCTGTAACGTCCAGTGTTCCGTTGACTGTTACATTATTAAATGTAGATGCACCAGAATTAGCTGTTACGTTACCTGTAACATTACCAGTAATATTTCCTGTGATGTCACCATCTATATCTCCTGTAATATTACCTGTCAAATCTCCGACAAAACCAGAGCTTGCTGTAATAGTTGTACCTGTTATAGCAGCAGCACTTGACGCACCGATAATAGCCCCGTCAATATTACCACCGTTAACATCAACGCTTGCCAATGTAGCTTGTCCAGATGTCGATACAGTTGTAAAGCTACCTGCTGCAGCACTAGAAGCACCAATAGTTGTACCATCTATATTACCGCCATTTATGTCTGCAGTTGTTATTGTAGTTGTTCCAGAAGCTGTTACATCTGTAAATGTACCTGCACCTGCAGAGGCTGCACCTATAGTGACACCATCAATTGCGCCACCATTAATATCAACAGTAGTTAATGTAGAAGTACCTGAAGCACTTAAAGTAGTAAAGCTACCTGCTGCTGCAGTAGAACTACCAATAGTAGTATTATCCATTGCTCCTGAATTAATGTCAACAGATGTAAGGGTTGCTGCTCCTGTAAAACTAGACGTACCAGTTACAGCAAGTGTGCCACCCATAGTAACATTACCTGTAACGCCAAGTGTGCCTCCTACTGTAGCATTACTTGATGTTGCTACTGTGGTAAAACTACCTGATGATGCTGTGCTACCACCTATAACTACGTTGTCAATAGTACCTGCATTTATATCTGCTGTAGTAGCAACTAAAGATGAAAATGTTCCTGCCCCTGCAGAAGACCCACCTATTGTTACTCCATCTATTGAACCGCCATCTATATCTACGGAGTCTAAATAACCTACACCATCAATGTACAGATCTTTAAATTGTAGTGTTGATGTACCAAGGTCAATATCATTATCAGTTACAGGAAGTATGGCACCATCTTGAATACGTATTTGCTCTACTGCAGCAGAAGATACCTCACTAAAGAAACCTATACGATTGTTAGATGTATCTATTACAACTTTATTTAGTGCATCACTATCAGCTATCAAAGGTACGTATCCACCTTCAGTGGAGCTACCATCATGTTTATGCCCAGTAGCTAAAGCAAATGCATCTCGTAAAGCATTATACTCTGCGTTTACTGGTGCAGCTTTAATAACCGCATTAGCGATAATATCTGCTGCTGATTGTCTTGAATAACCTGCCATGTTACAACCTGTCTCCTACTCCAAACGTAATCACTAAACCTTGGATACTGTGTGATGCATTGGAATCATTAGTTACGTATTTTAAAGATGCGGATTTACCTGATCCTGATATATTAGTGCGTTGCACTGGTGATGGATTACCATCGTAAATTGCTGTACTATTATATGTAGCTTCGTTATAAAAAGCTGCAGCACCTGCAGTAGATAAATTAAAGTTAGTTGGATTTAGTGTATCTACATCTGCGTAGTCATACAAAGCCGACATAACAATAGAGTTATCTCCTTCTGATCTTAGATAAGTTGCTACAGTGTAAAATATCTTGCGTTGCTCTGGGTCTTGCATATGAAAAAAAGGTGTTTGAAACACACTTAATATAGGCTCTCCATCAAAGTTATTACCCACTTCTTGTTGTTGTACTTTACCTAATGAAGTACCATGTATAACAATTTCATTTTGACCTATATAACCGCTAGCTGCACAAGTAGCTGTAATACCTAGCATTTGGCTATACTCGAACTGTAACCCATTAGGTGTCTGTCTAAAACCACCTATAATACCCTGAGAGTCTGAGGCTGCAAAAAAATACCTAAACTGTGTTTTTTGTCTAATTACTACAGCGTTAAGCCCTTCTAGATCTACATCAAATACAATGTCTGTAAAGATAGATTGAATGTCTTTTGATACAGTTTCAAGGTTAACGTCACCAATCTTATCTGTACCTGATATAGGACGTAGACCATCTTGAGATAAGAATAGTAAGTCACCACCAATTTCTATAACACTATCTGTGGCAAGGCATCCAAGATCGTCAGTAACAGTTTGTAGTACAAAGTTGGCTAATGCAGTACCTGATAGTTTCTTAATGTTAGTAGAGCCAAATATAAATAGCTCATTTCTAAATGACTTAATTGCAACTATAGGGAAACCTACATTTATTACACCTGCTCCATTACCTGCAGCAAAGTCTGTTTCTGCAAGTGGAGCACTAAAGAATAACTTTGTTGGATGGGCAGGGTCACCTGCTAAAAATAAATGATTTTGAAATATAGCAGAAAACTTTGGATCTGTTGGTGCATCAGAGTGCGTAATCTGAGTATATGTTGTACCATCATATGTAGCTGCAGGATTTATACCGTCAGTTAAAACAACCTTTGGTGTAGCAAAGTTAAACCTAGAAAATCTAACTTTAGTTACACCTACCATTGTAGGTGAACCTGCAGTCGTTACAGCATCCCAAGCTGAACTAGAGTTATTCCATTTATGTAAATAGTTATTACCTGATGATGGTTTTCTACACGCTAATATGCCATCGTTTATACCATCAGCTACACAAACACCTAGCACACTTCCTGTGCCTGTAACTGTGCCGTAGTTGTTAGCAAAGCCACTTATCTTTCTGTAACCACCAGTAACAGCAGGTTCATAATTAAGCAATGATATAGCTGATCCAGGCTGTGTCTCACCTTGAGAAAGCACATCTCTACTAGTGTTAAGCCCTCCCTGACAGAAGACTTTGAAGGAAGCTAGATTATCAGCCATTATATACCACTAGTAAAGGAGCTTGTTCTTGCATCACCTACAACAGTAGAACGTACAAATAAGGTATCATCGAAGGTAACTCTACGCATTGTCTTGATGCCATCTTCAAAGTTATTCTGGTGCATAGCAGCACTCTGTTCATTACTACGGAAACGCATCATAAACATCATAGCACCATCTATAACTACATGTTTAAAACGATCTGGTATAATTGCTACATCGTTAAAAGCAGTTAAGTCTGTAGGAAATTTCCAATACACATACTCTATCTCATAGGCTGCATCAGGTATAGGACTAACACCAAAAGCATTACCTAGTGTTTGATACACTATCGCAGGAGGACCATCTCCATTTACTTGATCCCCTGTATCATCTGATGGACGCACATTCTGTATATACTGCTCATAAGATATTGTACTTAAAGGCATAGGACTATTGTTTTCGGAAGCTAGCTTTTTAAGATAGAATGTATCCCAATCTGTACTAGAATAATCCGCAGGAAAATCGTACTGCCTTGTACCTACAGTAAGGGTCTGTGTAAAAGTTGTTTTAAGGAAAGGCCACTCCTGACCATCCTGTAGAATAAGTCTAATGCTACTATTAACTGCATCTTTAGCTAAAGCTTGTACATTCCTCACAGTATCAAAGCCATCACCTGCAGTATCAAGTGTAACCTCATTCATGCGCCTTAGCAGTTCATTTACTAATGTAACATAAGTAGCCATAGAGTTATCCTACTGTTTTATACGCTGAAGGGCAAGCTTGACATAGCTCGCCCAACAGTATATTTAGTATTAAGCAGCGTTGTAAACGGCTGACACCAATGCTTGTGGGCGCAAGATTTTGCGACCATATAGGTGCATACCACGTACAATGTCTGCAAATGAGTCTGGATCACGGTAGTTTTCAACTTTGTTGATCTGCTCTGCAGAAGCAACCGCATCTTCCTGACCTGCCAAAATAACGCCATAATTATCGTCTTGGGCAGTTGAACCTGATGTACCTGCACCTGTACCTTTTGCAGGTAGGTTGTTAGATACATAAAGTCGGAAGCCATGTAAGTTGTTAACAGCTAATCCGTTTTGTAGACCTGAGCCACCGAAATCAGAATTTAATAGACGTGAATCTTCGTCTTTTAAGATTTCCATGAACACTGGGTCAACAACGAGCCATCTGCCTCGTGAATCAACATTTGCTGTATCCATCTGACGAGCCATACGTGCAATCACAGTCAACGGAGATGTCACAGATGTAGACAACGCTGTTGCACCTGGAAGACGTGCAGCTAGAGGAATGGAGTCACCAGTTGTACCTGATGAAGCTGATGTTGTGATGTGTCCAATGTCGGACATATCTAAACGGTTTACTTTCAAAAATTCACCGTTTATTTCACCTGATGTTGGGTGCTGTGCTGTACCTGAAGTTGTAGTAGTAATTGCACCTGCAGCAGAGTGACCTGACATGTACTGAAGTAAGTCAGCGTCCATTGCGTCAGCCATTTTGTATGCTGCTCTATCTGCAGCTAGGCTTACGAAGTCAACAGATGCGAACTGATCTTCGATGTCATCCATTTTAAAAGCAAAGTAGTTAGCTTTGTCAATGGTTAGTGAAAACTCAGAATCGTCTAAGTCTTCTACGCTGATTGCAGTTTTACGCTCAAGAGCGTTGACTGTTACATCAGGCTCTTTCTGGATGCGAACTACATCACCTTGGTTTGCAATCTCTCCGAAGTAGGAGTTGTTAGTTATTGCGTTTGCAACAGATGCTTTTCTTAGAGCAATCTGCGCTTGTTTGGAATAGATTATCGGGCTAAAATTACCGTCAAATCCCGTTTTGCCAGAGGCAACTGCTATAGCCATAGTTAAATCTCCTTTATAGATATGGCGTGAGAATTGACACTACATATCCACTATAAAGAGGCTCTTGGTTGTAGGGTAGTCAGTTTACAGAAAGGTTGGCCTACCTATCTGAACTGGGCCTATACTTTGAGGTAAGTCTTTTTGTGGCTAGTGCTTGTTAAAGCATACACACGATTATGGTGTATATGCCATAGTTTTACTTATGAAATTTGTTTTGTCAACTATTTTCTTGACATATCATAAATAAACTTTCCTGAGCGTTGGGCATCCATTATTTCTTCCTGACGCTTCTCGTACTCTTTCATAGTCATCTTAGCTACCTGAGATTCTCTAATATAAGTAGACTCTTCATTTTCGCTAGGTGTCGTAGTACGTTTTGTTGTTACAGAAGCTGCTGCACCTTTGTCTTCAGTAGGCTTCTTCTTAGTTGTGATACCTTTGTCGGCTTTGTATAAATCTATTACACGAGATACAGACTTAGCATCGTCTACGTTTTCATACAAAGCATCTTGTACCCACTTAGGTTGTTCCTTAGCCCATTCATGGAATGTATCATCATCACGAATGGTGTTGAAGTCAGGATGCATCACAGCTAGTTCAGCTTCAGCTTTTTCACGTTTAGCTGTAACTCTTAGCTCTTCTACTTCTTTCAAACGCTTGTCTATATCTGATGAACGCTCTTGTGCTTTCTTATCTGCTATAGCCTCTACTATACCTGCTACATCAGGATACTTCTTAGACCAAGCTTCTATCTCTTTCTCTGACTTAGGTAGTACAAGCTCATTCTTAGTTGCAGACTCTAGTTGTGACTCTAGCTTTTCGAACTTAAGTTTCCACTCTTGTTCTTTATCTTTCATGTGCCGCCTGATGTCACCGTAGCGTTGCTTGAAAGTCTTCTCTTCAGCACTCAGGTCATCATCTTCATCTGCTTCTTGTGCTTCTGCTTTAGGTTCTTCTTTTTGTTTGGAATCACCTTCTGCCTGTACTGGTTTAGCTTCAGGCTCTTTGCTATCGGGTTCAGCTTCAGCAGTTTCTTCTGGGGTTTCATCTTCCTGTGTATACCCTGCCTGTTTTAGTATCTCACGTAGCTCCGCTTCATCCTTATCGATTCTTGCTTGGTTACGCATATGAGATGCGGAATGCACCTCTACTTGTTCTACTTCAGCCATTGTTTTTCTCCTTATGTTGGGGCCAGTCGTAACTGGGTAGCCTTATAGTTATATGGAATTTTATTTTTATTATTTTCCTAATGATGAATCATCAAAAGATGGACCTTGTGATGAACTTGAAGATGATGTTACTCCTATATTTTCCATTGGATCATCGTCTACACTTGGACTGCTGACTTTAGGTTTTACCTTTGGTTGTGGTTTATCTTTAGGTCTAGCTTTAGGTTTAATTGTTGTAGTCGTTAAAGTATCATCATCAATCTCTCTTCGTGATCCACCAAATGAGTCTTTCAAGCTATCACCCTGTACACCGAATCCTTTTTTGTCAAAGCCTAATAAATCGCCTAGCCACGTGTCACCAAAACTTGGACCTGCTATACCGTCTGTATCTTCTAAATCTTCAAACAAACTAGACTCACCACCGAAGATACTACCTTTACGTTCTAAGCCGTGATCTATATTTCTACTATTTAATTCATCCAAGGTATCATTATACTTGGCTATCATAGATGTATTTACTATTGCAGCTATAGGTAATCCTGCAGCAGAAGCCACTGCAGTAGCTACATTGTTTAATACACCAAAACCTCTAGCTGTTTTTAGAAGGTCTTCGTCACCCATGTCTTCTAAATTTATATCTTCTACTTCTTGTTTAGGTGCTGCTCCTCCACCGCCACCTTGAGGCTGACCTACTTCAGTTTCTGTAGTTACTTTTACTTGCTCTGTTGAGTAGCCTTTTTCTATGTATTCATCGTACAAGTCTTTCTGTGCAGGTAAGAATAAAGTTACTACCTCACCGCTAGGACCATAAAGTATTACACTGCTAGTTGCTGCAGAGTCTACAGGTGTATCAAGAAAGCTAAAACCTGGGGCAAAAGCATTACGTAGTTGCTCATCTGTATATGTAGGTTCTGTACCATCTTCTAATCCACCTTTGTCATAACCTACGTTACCCATAGCAACAGGTGCACCTTGTCGATACATCATCTGCTGCTGTTGATACGGATCTGACATTGTAGACTGTGAAGGTTGTTCTGTAATGAAGCCACCAACCGCTGCACCAATAGCGTCTAACTCTGCTTTCTCTTCATCAGAAAGTCTTTCCTCTGGTATGGGTTCACCACCAATACGCCCCTCCCTGTCCATACGAGCTAGTTCCATCTTAGCGTTTTCTCGTAGGTCTTCAAAAAACTTAACACCGTAAAAACGAAGAACATCAGCAGGTACTACATACTCACCTTCAGATAAACGTGCAGGAATGTCATCACGTACTTCTTCAGGCAGTGAGCCTGGAGGTACTTCATTACCTGATACTGGGTCTACCTCTTCAGCCTCTGTCATAAAAGCTAATACCATTTGGTTGTCTTCATCTAGTGCCATTAAATTTTTCCCTCAAATATTTTAGTCTACGTAATGCACGAATGCCACCCTGAGTTTGGTGGATCTCCACTACGCTTTCTGATTGCTCTAAGCGTTTGTGTAAATCTGCAATCTCTAAATCAAGTTCTTCACAGAATGCATCCCACTCTGCTTTGTTGTTTACAAAAGACTTAAGCGACATTACCGCTAAATCCTTGCTCTCCTGGAACTGGGGCTGTGCCTGTACCTATGTTACCGCCTCCTGCTCCTGTAGGATCTTGTACGTCTGCTCCTGCAGGTGACTCTTCTTGAGGTGGAGCCTGTGGTTGCTCAGGCATTGGCTGTTGAAAACCCTTCATTATCTCAGCTTGTATTGCAGCATCTGCCATAGAGTTTGTAACTTTGTCAGGGTCTAGATCCATGCTCTTAGCAATCTCTCGTACAATATAATCCATCTTAGCAAACGGTGCTAACATTGGGTTAGAAGCTACCTGTAAGAATTGCATCAAGCGTTGGCTACGTACTTCGTTAGCCATTAGGCTTTCAGTACCATTAGCTTTTACTTCTAGGTCACCTCGTATACCTTCGTCAAAGTCAAACTGCATGTTAAATGCAAAGAAAGCTCTACCTATAGGTGCTAGAAGATAATCATCTACGTTCTTTACAACAGTCCTAATGCTACCGTTGGCAGCAGACATAAGCATAGAAATACCAGAAGCAGTACGGCCAACTCCACTAACGCCTGTTTGACCATGAGCGAAAGATGGGAAACCAGTTGATTCATCTGCTAATACTCTTGCTTTGTCAAATAGCTGCATGTTTTCACCTGCAACGTTTGGAAACTTAGTGCCGAAGATGGCTTGACCAGGAGCACCCCCCTGTCTGCGAAAGACCTTGCCAGGATACACACTCATGTCTTGGCCTGGCACTAGATTAGTTTCATCTATCTCAATCAGAAGGTTACCAGAAAGTACAGCATTGTCAACAGCCATTCGCATGAAACCGTTCATCAACGTTTGTGTATCGTCCATGTTTTCAGCAATACCAACACCAAAGAAGCTGTATGGGTTATGCTCATACGGTACAGCATAGTAAGGGATACGTGCAGGTTTGAATGGATTCAGTACACATCGAATTACTTTACCGTTGACTATCCATATGTTAGCACTTACTTCGTCTAACTCTTTCATGTCAGCAGGTATCTTGATACCATTCTCTTCTAGGATTTCTGTATCTACATAACCCCAGAACTCTAGGACTTGCCAACGCTCTGTGTCTGAAGGAGCAGTATCGTCATCCTCCATCTTCATTTCCCAATGC